AGACAAAAATGATGATGGCGCTATCCCGCTGTACAAAGACCAACAACAACGCACATGGGTATGGCTTACAGATAAAGAAGTAGATGAGTGCTTGCAAGGTTTGCCAACACAGACCATTGATGTGTATGCAAGACGCATTGAAATTAAGATTAAGGACAAGAACACATGACTGACGAAGAAATACACAACGTTTATTTGCACATGAGTGGCAAAGCAGAGGGATTGGTTGAAGCGACTGGCACGGCTGACTTTCCTGTATTGTTTGCTAGAGCAATCCTTGAGTACGAAGGAATGACAAAAGATGTGCAAAACATGGCCTCTAAATCTACCTATAAAGAACAACTAGAAACAAAAGATGAGCCTGTGGCGTGGGAACAGTTCCATGAACACATGGCGGGGCCAAATTATGTTGCACCACAAAGCACATGGGTAGGACTGAAAGATGACGATGAAATTCCTTGGGATGGGGTCGATGCCAAGTCTTTTGCCAGAGCCATTGAAGCCAAGCTAAAGGAGAAGAACACATGAGACTAACACGAACTTTCAACGCAGGGTACGACAACTTGTATCTCAACAAGGATGATGTTGACCGATTGCTCAAGGGGCAGATGATTAAAGAATCCTCATTGATTGTTCAAATGGAAAAGCCTGAGCGTGAATGGGTTGGATTAACACAAGCGGAACTTATTCAATGCGGGGTGTTGCCATTTGGAATGTCATACGAACTATGTCAAGCCATTGAAGCCAAGCTGAAGGAAAAGAACAATGCCACTTAAACCACACCCAACAGACCACGACAAGATGGTTTATGTATCTCGCAAGTATGACTTGCCTAAGCGTGAATGGGTAGGACTGACTGAAGATGAGATTCATGAGTGTTTTGAGGAATGTTGCAACCTTAAAGTTGTTGACCCGAAAGGCGGTGTTAGAGGAAGCGTAAACATTTTTGATGTGGGTATGGCAATTGAAGCCAAGCTGAAGGAGAAGAACACATGAGCTTAAGAATCGAAGAAATAATTTACTCAATACTTGTTGTCATCGTTATGTGTTTTCTAGCATGGGCTATGGTATATGGGTTGTGGTTAGGTTTTGTCCCAAGCAATGAGGCGATTGCAAAAGACCACGCCATGCAAGTTATACAAACATTTGATAACTGTAAGGTATATAGGTTTTATGACAGGGAGTATCACTACATCACAAAATGCGGTGACAAGGTAACAACGCAGAAGAACTGGGATGAGAATTGCGGTAAGGCTTGTACACGACACAGAACAGAAGACATTACAACGGAGGGAAACCAATGACTGAAGAAGATGAAGAATTTGAACGTATTGTAAAGAAACGACAATACTTAATTGATTACATTCTAGAACCTCCATTGGTTTCTAAACAAAAAGAATGGGTAGGACTGACAGAAGATGAAATCAAAGAATGCTTTGCCATAACTCCTGATCAGTTTTTGCCGTGGCAAATCTACAAAAGAATTGAAATTAAGCTGAAGGAGCGCAACACATGAAAAAGTGGTACGGGTTTGACGATTGCGTCATTGGCACCGCTAGTATTTGGCGAGACCAAATTACTGTTGAAGTATTGGTTTACAGTGGCGATAAGATGATTGATCTTTTAATGACGCGAGATGACATGGACGAAGAAGATGCTCATGAATTTCTTGAGTTTAATGTGATAGGTGCATACATCGGTATTGATACACCGGTGATTTGTTTTGATGATCCAGAATGGAACGAAAGAGACTATGAAAATTAATTTAGCAAAAATAAGAATTGATGGAGATACACAATCCAGAGAGTCGCTCAAAGAGGCAACAGTATTGGATTACACCGAAAAGCTCATGGAGGGCGAAACATTTAAACCCGTTAAAGTCTTTTATGATGGCAAAGACTGGTGGCTTGCAGATGGATTCCATAGATACTTTGCTCACAAAAGAGCAAAGATTGATGCAATAAATGCCGACATCGTTAATGGTACAAAACGCGATGCATGGGAGTATTCCCTGGGCGCAAATCACGATCACGGCCTACCAAGATCAAACGAAGACAAGCGCAGAAGTATTGCTAGAGCACTCGCTGACGTAGAGTTGAGCATGCTGTCAAATAAAGATTTGGCAAAAATATGCAAAGTATCAGACATGACAATTGGTCGATACAAAAAAGAACTAGAGCTAAAGAAAACACAGAAGACCACTCAGAAGCCAAAAGCAGAGATCACACCGGAGCCAGCGGATGAATATGTTGCTGATGAAGTAAACGAGCTCATAACAGAAAACAAAGCACTGCTTGCGGAGAATACAAAACTCAGAGACAAAATTGCAATTGGCCAGTACGACATAGAGGGCGAAGAGAAAATAACCCTCGAAGAAACAATGGAATCGTTGCGTGCTGAAAATTCTCGCTTACAATCTTTATTAGAAGCCATGACTATCAGTAGAAATGACTTCCAACAAAAGGCCGCAGACGCTATCAATCAAGTGAAATACTGGAAACGCAGAGCGGAAAAACTAGAGAAAAAGTGAAGTTGGGCACTATCCCATCAGGAGTTTAAATGCTTGAATTAAGACCCCACCAAGTTGAGGTGGTTGAGAAAATCAACAAGGGCTTTGAGGATGGACATAGAGCGCAATTGCTCTATGCTCCAACGGGTTTTGGCAAGACTGAGGTTGCTATATCTTTGATGCAGGAAATTGCAGACAAGAGACAGCGTGTTGCGATGGTTATGGATCGCATCGTCTTGGTCAACCAAACCAGTACCCGCCTCGCGCGGTACCAAATTCAGCACGGCGTCATGCAGGCTGACCACTGGCGGTACAGGCCATTCGAAAGAATCCAAATATGTTCCGCTCAGACCCTCGAAAAAAGAGATGAATTCCCCGATCTACAATACTTAATCATCGATGAATGTCATGTTCAGCGTAAGAGTGTTGTTAGGTTCATTGAGGACAATCCCGACCTTAAAGTAATTGGATTAACAGCCACGCCATTCACCGCGGGGCTCGGAGATGTTTACTCTCATGTGGTTGGAGCCACCTCCACGGGAGACTTGATCGACAAAGGTTGGTTGACTCAGCTAAAGATTTTTATCTCAAAAGAAATCGACATGACGGGGGTCACCAAGGTTGCTGGTGAATGGTCACAAGATCAAGTCACCGAGCGGGGCATGAAGATTACCGGAGACATCGTCACAGAATGGATTAAAAAAACCCACGACATTTTTGGTGGCCCCAAGAAGACTGTTGTGTTCTGTGCGGGCGTTGCCCACGGACGAGACCTTGAGAAACAGTTTCAAGCCCAAGGATATAACTTTAAATCCATATCCTATCTTGAAGACGATGATTACAAGCGTGAAATCATTGAGGACTTTGGTCGCCCTGATACAGATATTCACGGCCTCATAGCCACCGACATACTCACCCGCGGATTTGACGTCCCAGATGTGCTTATAGGGGTCTCAGCGAGGCCATTTTCTAAGTCATTCAGCTCGCACGTTCAACAGATGGGTAGGATTATGCGCCCATCTCCAGATAAAAAGTTTGGGGTTTGGCTGGATCACTCTGGTAATTACCTGCGATTCCGCTCGGATTGGGACAAGCTCTTCGATGAAGGGGTGACAGAGCTCGAGAGCGGAGGCGGTGAAAAGACCAAGAAAGAACCGACCGAGAAGGAAAAGAAAGATTCGAAGTGTCCGGCTTGCGGTAGCCTCTGGGAGAAGGGTTCGATTGCTTGCGTGTTTTGTGGGCATGAAAAGCCACTCAAGGGTATCGCAAGTGTGCCAGGTGAGCTCCACGAATTAACGGGAACCAGGACGGCGGTCGATACAAATCAAGTTTTCTATTCTGAATTGTTGTACTATTGTCGCTTGCGCGGGTACAAGGATGGTTGGGCAGCGCACAAATACAAAGAAAAGTTTGGGGTCTTCCCTCGCGGGTTGAATTCCAACACAATTCCAACAACGCAAAAAACTGTAAATTGGATACGCTCGAGGCAAATAGCATGGGCAAAGGGACAGAAAGCATGACATTCGAGGACTTTGCATATCAGCACGGCCTCATTATTGAGAATCTTGTGATGGATCGGTGGGCTAGGGTCAAGACGCTAGACAAACCCACCAAAACCAACGGCGCATACATATTCGATGGGGTCGGTGGTGCCGTTATTAACTTTGCGACTATGGAATCTCACGCGCCTTACAAGACCGACAAGCCTCATGTAATCGACCAACAGAAGATTGCGAGAGTAAACCAAGACCGCCTCCACCGGCAGGAGGAGGCTAGAAAGAAGGCGGTTTACATCGTCAAGAGCGGGGTTCTTTCGTCCCACCCGTACTTAATTCGCAAAGGTTTCACCGAGCGTGGCCTCGTATGGAAGGATTTGTTGGTCGTCACAATGCGGGTCGGAGACAAGTTGGTGGGTTGTCAGCTGATCGACAAGGACGGCAATAAAAAGTTTTTGTCGGGTCAGATTACCAAGGGCGCAAGCCTCGTGATAGACAATAAGGGACGGGATATTATTTGTGAGGGGTATGCGACCGGTTTATCGATCCGTAGAGCCCTGAAATTGTTGCGGGTGAGGTATAAGATACATATTTGTTTCTCAGCCTCTAATATGATTGAGATCGCGAAGTCCTTAAATAAGCCTCTTGTTGTTGCGGACAACGATCCAGTTGGAGTGAAAACGGCAGAAAAAATAGCCTCATGCTACTGGGTAGGTGAAGAGGGGGAGGATTTTAACGATTTTGAGGCTCGGGTTGGGTCTCAGTTGGCGGGTGAAAGCCTTGTAAAAATGCTGTAAGCGCAACAAGTTGCGGGTCTTCCACCGCAACAAGTTGCGGGCAGTCTGCGCACCCAATGGATTGACAGACTCCCAATTCTTCGCATCTAGTCAAATTGACTCCTTATCATGTCACCACCTCCGTCATGTCAAAGTTGTTGAGGCGCGCATAGTGCTCAAGAGCCCCGTAGCACGCAATATAAAGTCCCTCGTTGGCAAATGTGGCCGACTCAAAGACGTGGCCATCGATCTCAAAAAATATGGTTATCATTCTTCATTCACCCCTTCGTCTTTTTCAACATCATCCACAATCATGTTGCAGGCTTTGTTTTCTTCTAATTCAATCTCATCCATCCACTCTTCGATGTAGGGAATAGGCGGGAAATCCTCACGAATTTCTGTTTCTCCGTCATCCCAAGTAATTTGCACCGCATAACTTTTAATTCTTCGATCCATCATTATTCATTCTCCTCGTCTGTTTCTTCTTCAACGTCAAATCTAAGCCACCGGCATCCTTCGAATATCTCGACAACCTCAAAGTCAATGCCGGCTTTTTCTAAGGCCTCGTATAGTTCTTGTGCGGTCATATTGGATTTTCCCTTGCGTATTTAATACCGGCCTCGAATGCAATATAGGTATCCATCAAATGTGTATATCCTTCAAAACTATCTACTGATTCGTTATCCTTCAAAAAGCGCAAAATTGTTTCGTCATCGCACTCAGAAATAGATCCGCGATACATCTCAAAAAATGCTTGGTCAATTGGTGCCATTATTCATTCTCCTCGTCTATTACCTTAACAGTTTTAGACAAAATCCTAAAAAATCTACAGTTATCCGTGACAACAACACCATCTTCCTCGGTTAAAAAGTAAGCGGTGATATTGAATTGATCTTCATCAAACCAAAAATTGAGGTCATACATAACCCCATCAACCTCAGTTGAGCCCCATGTGTCCGAATCAGAGTACATTTCTGGATCGAGTTCTTGCGGTGTTAGTTTGGCTAAAATCTTAGCCCGTAGCATCGGGTCTACCTTTTCATACTGGCATTCACAATCCCAAGTGTTACTTGTAGGTGAGTTACATTTTGAACAAGTCATTTTTTAATCCCTTTCGGCCTCTTGATCGCGTAGCATCAAGACCTCATCGATTGCTGAATTGATTGAATTCCAGTTAATGCCAATTTCAGCATCGTGTGATTTGACGATGATCTCCAACACTTTGCGGGTTTCGTCAAGGGTGAGCTCTTCGCCGATTTGCTCGCATTGGTCGGTGATATCATCCTCGCACCATTCGTCACGAATTACCCATTGTTTCTCAGTTTTAATTAATCGTGCCATTTTTTGGCCTCCTGTAGTTGCACAAGACCCGCTCGCGCGGGTTTCGCCCAGTCAGGGCTCATCAGTTGCGCTTAGACTATTTCCCATTTCAGATCAAAAACTGTCGGGTAGAGCTCTTGCGTGGTTTCGGGTTCGCCCACGGGCTTAACCCATACGCGACCGGTTGAGCCGTCATTGTGCGGGGGTCTCCCCCCAGTGAGCTCGAACTCTTCGCCGTTGCGTGTTTTGATGATCGCGCCCTTGGGGACTGCTACGCCGGTTTTGTCCACCAGTAACCAGTTATATTTTGTTGCGATAGAAGTCATTCGTGTATCTCCAAAAATTGTTCGTAAGAGTCGCGCTCTTCGGGGCGCAACAAGTTGCGGGTTGTGATGTAGGCGGGGTTTCCGGTTTGCCCCATATAGAGCATGGCCTCAGTTTGAGCCTCATGCATGGTCGCAAAGTCGCCCAAAAATCGGGCATTGTGGTTAAAGACTAGATACATGAGCGAGCCTCCAATCGACCGCGGTTGAACAAAAAGACCGCTTTGTTTTTGTGTTCCTGATATTCGCGCGCGAGCATACGCTCAAATCGTGCGAGCTTAATGCGGTTTTTCTCAAATAGATAACCGGCTTGGATATAGTCAAATTCGGAATATTTCATTGTTTCCCTTGTAGTTGCATGAGACCCGATCGCTCGGGTTTCGGCCTCTCAGGCCTCATCAGTCATGCTAGTGCATCAAGTAGGACACCGGTTTCGAAGTCCAACACGCGCGACAATCGCGACACTCGCCGGCTTGCTCTGGGGCTTTACAGGCGAGCCCTAGAGGCTTTTTGGTGTGGACGTTAGACGTTGTCACGCCTCGCACGCCTTCGAGGCTTTTGGGGACTTTTACGGCCTTGTCAGGATACATACCCGAGAGCCGGACAATTAAGTTTTTGGGGATTACGCCACCGGCTGAGATAAAATCCTTAATAATTGAGTATTCACGGGTCGGAAGCCAGTGTTTTGTTTTTGGCGTCAATGTCGCAACCTCTATAATTTTCTTGAAGTGATCAAGGCCTTGGAGATCTCCGGAGTCGTGCCACCTAAAATAAGGATCTAAGCCAATTAGAGTAACCATCGCGTCCACCCAATGGGAATCATTAATTGAATCAAGTCGAGCGAATTGGGCGGGTTTAATTGTGTTTTGATACATCAAATAAAAATTACGATCCGCATAGCATGAAAAACAGATCGACCCCTCAATTTGAGCCATTTTGAAACCGGTCTCGCACGCCTCAGTCGGTAAACTGTAGGACTTGCAAGGCATCTTAGAAGTTTCGGTGAGTCCACCAGTAAGCGCGCTCGCCTCTTTTTTCAGCATAATTACTCTCATAATTTAACCCTCAATTAGTTGGTACATATTCCACCCGCACGTTAAAACGTGAGACCCGTTTTTGATTAGTTCGTCAATCATGGAGCGGTCGAAATCTCCCCATCCATCCCAGTCGATAGGTTGACGACATATCTCGCGCCATCCGTGGCGCTCATGTTTTGCGTGGTAAGCGATTAGCATGGTGTCACTCTCCAAAATAATAAAATACTGGGATTGCAAGAGCCGACAATGAGCCGACAATCAAGAGGGTTTGACTGGGTGAGCCTTGTAAGACTGTTACCGCATACCCGCCGAGACAAAGCGCGGTTTTGAGGGTGAGATAACCCCAAAATTTTGTAAGTAAAATCATTGTTTTGTTTCCTTGTTGTTGCATAAGACCCCCGCGGGGGTTTCGGCTCATTAAGCCTCGTCAGTTATGCTTAATTAAAATAGACTTGCGCTATAGTTCTTCCAAGCTCCACGCGCGCCAGTATGCGGATTTTTTGGCGGGTGGTCATAAACTCGCCCTCTTTTCGATCTTCCATCCAGTGATTCCAGAGTGCGCGAGCCAATACTGCGCAAACTGCTTTGCGGTATTCGGTCGGCCAATATTGGCCAACACAATAATCGATCCGGATTTTGTCGCTGTAAGAGTTGGCGGGCATAATCGTTAACCGGCCTGAGAATGCCTCAGTACTCGCCTTGATTAAATCTTGAGCGGTGATACCCGATAACTCCACTTTGCGAAGTAGAGCGCGTGCGTGTTGCAAGTCTCTTGTAATGGCGCGCGCCTCCGCGCGGTAACTCGAGGCGCTCCCATAGTTGCCGTATTCAAGCTGAGGGCGCTTGCGTGCGAAGGTGTGAAGGGCTAAGATAATTTCGTTTTTCATTGGTTCTCCAGTAGTTGTGTGAGACCCCTCGCGGGGTTTCGGCTAATCAAGCCTCATCAGTCACACTAGTGGGCATAAAGCGAACGAATAGATCCTTGAAGGCGGTAATTAAGATCAAGCGGTTGCGAGAGTCGGCGCACTGGTAAGCCTCGCCGATCGCACCGGCAAATGAGCCACCAATCTCGCGCATGGTTTTCGAGGCGGTGTGGAATGGGTCGTTGATGTCGAACCAGTGTTGGAGCGAGTCAAACCCGCGATCGTCAACACTTAGGCCGGTCAAGTCGCACAGGTACATGGTTTGCTCACTGGTGAGGTGATAATCGATTAGATTTTCTAGAGTTTTGAATTGTGAATACATAGTGTGTTTTCCTTAGTTGTTGAAAATATGAGGCTCTGTTTTTTGATACCCCATACCTTATATGGGGAAAAAATCGTGCCAGCGCGTGTAAGTTGTTGATTTATAAGGACTACAATTTGATTTTGGGGGTGTTTGCATGGAGTGCTGTTTGCGTTTATACTCGCGTCAAGTATAGGAAATTGGAGGGTAGAATCATGCCGGCAACAAAACGCGCGCCCACTAAAAAGTTAACCAGGGCGCAAATAAGGGAAACACTGGAGAGCACGCCAATAGAGTCAATCTTAGGGACAAAACAACCGCTCACAAGTAAACAGAGAGAGTACGCGCGTAAACTAGCAGAGGGGACAATGAGCAAGAGACAAGCATACAGAGAGACATATAACGCTCGGAGTGACTATACGCTCGCCAGTGACCCGTACAAGCTCGCCAGTGATCCACGCGTGATCCAAGAGGTGAACGCTTACAGGCTGGCGATTGAGGCGGAGAAACTGCGAACCCCTAGAGAATTAAAGGCACTGCTAATCCACCAATTGGTCAAGCACTCCATTGATGAGGATTTTCCACCGGCCCAACGAATGAAGGCGCTAGAACTCATCGGCAAACTGTACGACGTCGGTGCATTCATGGAGCGCAAAGAGACTACAGTCACGCACGTTAAGAGCGGAGACATCAAGGCTCAGCTACTGGAGAGAATCAAATCAGTGGTGGACGTGGACGCCAAGCCGGCGCGCTCAGGCGGGAGGTCATTGCTGGAAGAGATATCCGAAGGGCGCGACCCCACCCACGGGGCACCCCCCGCGACTGAGCTCGAGGCGGGCGGGGATCCTACGCATACTACTCCACTCACTCAATCCATCGAAAATTCCGATCTAGACCCAGCGCAACATGTTGCGGAACCCCCCCCGTCAGTCTCTGAAACAAAATAGGGTGGGGGTGTATATTTTTAGAAAAAGCGTTAAGAGCGCAACATGTTGCGGTAATGAAAAAGAAGTACATACATACGAAGAAGGAATTGAAAGCGATGTCTCGGCCTGGTAGGTTATCGGAGACGGAGTGTATGGAGATGGATATGACGCCTAAAGAGAGGAATGTGTTTTTGGTAATAGATGAGCATTGGAAGAAATTTGGGTATGGTCCTTCTTACGAGGACATTATGCGGGCGACTGGGGATAAGGGTCGGGCGAATTTGGTGAGGGTGATTAGGAACTTGTGTAATTTGGGGGTTTGTAAGAAACTCGCGAATAAGGACAGAAGTGTTCGGCCTGTTTATATTAAGTTTAGGGATTTGGAATGAATGTAGAGCAGATGGAAGCGGCGATACAGAACATGCCTCCGGAGTTGGCGGAGGAGATGTGGGATATGTTTGAGGTGTACAAGGAGAGCCTCAACGTAGAGAAAGCCGCCGATGACTTTATGCAGTTTGTTTCTGAGATGTGGCCTGGGTTTATACATGGGCGGCATCATGAGTTAATGGCAGAGAAGTTTGAAGAGATCGCTAGTGGTAAGTTAAAGCGTTTGATCATTAACATGCCGCCTCGGCATACCAAGTCTGAGTTTGCGTCTTTTCTGTTGCCCGCCTGGTTCCTGGGTAAATACCCGGGGAAGAAGATTATCCAAACATCCAATACTGCCGAGTTGGCTGTTGGATTCGGCCGTAAGGTGAGGAACCTGGTAGCCTCTGAGACATACCATAAGATATTCCCATTTGTGAATCTGAGGTCGGATAGTAAGGCCGCTGGAAGATGGAGTACGAATAAGAATGGCGAATACTTTGCGATCGGTGTTGGCGGTACGGTAACGGGTAAAGGAGCTGACCTTCTTATTATCGATGACCCGCATTCGGAACAGGAGGCAGCTCTAGCGGCCGGAGACCCAACGGTGTTTGATAAAGTTTATGAGTGGTACACATCCGGACCTCGTCAGCGTCTACAACCAGGCGGGGCTATTGTGGTGGTGATGACCAGATGGGCGAAGAAAGATTTAACAGGCAAGATCATCCAGTCCATGATCGACAGGGACGGAGAGAAGTGGGAGGTTATTCAGTTGCCGGCAATTATGCCAAGCGGGAATCCCCTGTGGCCAGAGTTTTGGCGGCTAGAGGAGTTGCTGGCACTCAAGTCCGAACTCCCCGCTGCGAAATGGAATGCCCAATACATGCAGTCCCCTACCTCGGAGGAAGGGGCTATCGTCAAGAGAGAATGGTGGAAGATATGGGAAGATAATGTTCCTGTATGTGAGTATATTATTCAGTCTTGGGATACGGCTTTTACCAAGAACGAACGAAGCGACTACTCTGCTTGTACGACCTGGGGTGTGTTTTATCTTAACGAGAACGTCCGAGATCCCCATGTAATATTATTAGATGCATTTAAAAGACGGATGGAGTTCCCAGAGCTTAAGCAGGTAGCATTAGAAGAGTATAGAAACTGGGAGCCAGATGCGTTTATCGTAGAGGCAAAGGCTTCTGGAGCTCCTCTTATTTATGAATTAAGGGCGATGGGTATCCCGGTGCAAGAGTTTACGCCCAGCAGGGGAAATGATAAGATGGTGAGGATTAACTCAGTGTCTGATCTTTTTGCAAGCGGAAAGGTCTGGGCGCCACCCACCAGATGGGCGGATGAAGTAATTGAAGAACTGGCCGCATTCCCAAACTCAGACCATGATGACCTTGTGGACTCAACAACCCAAGCATTGCTGAGATTCAGAAAAGGCGGATTTTTGTCTTTAAATTCTGACGAGAAAGACGAACCGTCTTCCTACCGTCGTAGAGCCGCATACTATTAAGGATTGAGATGGATGATTATATAAACAATTTAATGAGTAAAGCTGTTGAAGAATACCCATTTATTGCAAAACATAATCCTATCGTAATGGTTGGAAATGCAGGGGAAGACTACGCTGAAACATGGCCCCAAAATGAGCCCGGCGCTCCAAACGCTCCAAGGCCAAAAGAATTTCCCATTGATAGAGTCGGAGTGATGATAGGCAAACCCAACGAATTTACCCATCACGACTTGGCTGGCGAATTAATGCATGTCGATCCCATTGCAAATAAAACTAGAAAAGATTTAATAGATTCAATGACTGCAAAGCAACTTGCTACACTTGCTACAGTTTCTGGTGACTTTAAACAAACAATGGACGAAGGCAGGCCGGCCGCAGATGCGGTGCAAAACGGAACAGACTCTGCAATGCGAGGATATCTATTAAATCAATGGCCAAAAGAAGCCAACGATGAAATGAAATACAACAAAGACCAACTCAAAATGTTGGATTCATTAAAGAGCTATATGAAACAAGATTTAGGTAACAAGTCCGGTGGGGTTGCAATGCCGCAACATTATTCATCAGGTAATTGGAAATTAATTTAAGGAACATCATGATAGACAAATCACTTAACCAAGCCCCAGCTGGACTTGAGAGTTTAGCCCAAGACCAGGAACCTGTGGAGATAGAAATCGTAGATCCCGAAGCGGTCCATATTAAAGCAGGCGATCTTGAGGTTGATATGGAAAAAGGTGATGAAGAGGGATTTAGCAATAATTTAGCAGAAGAAATAAGCGAAGCTGCGCTATCCACATTGGCCGGAGACTTAGACAGAAGTATTGATCAGGATAAGAACTCCAGGAAAGACTGGGAGAAAGCGTATACAGAGGGCCTTAAATTACTCGGCCTGCATATAGAAGAGAGAACAGAACCCTGGGACGGTGCATCAGGTGTATTCCATCCTATGATTACAGAGGCAGTGGTCAGGTTCCAGTCTGAGATGATCACGGAAACATTCCCAGCCCAAGGCCCGGTTCGCAGCAAAATCATCGGCAAAGAAACCAACGAGACCAGAGAAATATCCATCAATGTTCAAGACGACATGAACAACGAATTGACGGAAGTTATGAAAGAATTTAGGCCGGAACATGAGCGCATGCTTTGGTCTTTGCCAGCGACTGGCTCTGCATTTAAGAAGGTGTACTACGATCCCAATCTAGGACGCCAGGTTTCTATGTTTATCCCTGCCGAAGATATCATTCTTCCCTACGGGACTACAGATATGGATACCTGCTATCGAGTGACGCACGTCATGAGAAAGACCAAGAATGAGATTGTCAAGTTACAAAATGCCGGTTTTTACCGTGATATAGAGTTACCCGATCCTAGTCGTTCGCGAGAAGATATCCAGATGGCGAAGGACAAGGAGACTGGATTTAGCGATTTGAACGATGAACGATATACTCTTTATGAGTGCCACGTTGATCTTGAATTGGATGGTTTTGAGGATGTTGATGACGAAGGTAACGAAACTGGAATTATGGTTCCTTATGTCGTGACCTTAATTAAGGGTACTCATGATATCTTATCCGTAAGGAGGAACTGGAATGAAGGCGACGAACTCAGGCTCAAGAGACAGCATTTTGTCCACTACCAATACATACCCGGCTTTGGCGCTTATGGGTTCGGGCTCTTCCACCTCATTGGCGGGTTTGCTAAATCTGCCACTAGCATCATGCGACAGCTCATTGATGCAGGAACTTTATCAAACTTGCCTGGGGGACTCAAGTCCAGGGGCCTTCGCATTAAGGGCGATGATACCCCAATTGCTCCGGGAGAATTCCGGGATGTAGATGTAGCGTCAGGAAATATCCGCGACTCTATATTACCCTTACCCTACAAAGAACCGAGTCAAGTTCTTTATACACTACTCAATAACATCGTAGAAGAAGGCCGCAGGTTTGCTGCTACTGCCGATATGAGTGTGTCCGACATGTCTGCCCAGACACCAGTCGGAACTACTTTAGCTCTACTTGAGAGACAGCTAAAGGTGTTGAGTGCAGTGCAGGCGCGCACACACTTTGCCTTAAAGCAGGAGTTGAAACTTCTCAAGAATATTATTCGAGACTACACAGATCCAGACTATACCTACGACCCAGAGTATGGCGGAAGGAAGTCTAAGAAAGCCGATTACGATAAAGTAGACATTATTCCGGTTTCTGATCCTAACGCGGCTACTCTTTCTCAGAGAGTGGTGCAGTATCAAGCTGTGATACAGATGGCCCAGATGGCGCCACAGATTTATGATCTCCCGCAATTGCACCGTTCAATGTTAGATGTTTTAGGAATTAAAAATGCGGACAAACTCGTACCTTTACCAGATGATCAGAAACCTACGGACCCTGTATCTGAGAACCAAGCGGCGCTTAAGGGCAAGCCGCTAAAGGCTTTCTTATTCCAGAATCATCAAGCGCATATTCAGGTTCATCAGTCGATGATGCAAGATCCAATGATCATGGCAATTATTGGTCAGAATCCCCAAGCCAATCAAATCATGGCGGCTCTTCAGGCGCATATGGGCGAGCATGCTGGGTATATGTATCGTCAGCAGGTAGAAGAACAACTCGGAATGGCAATGCCGCCCGAAGATGAAAAGATGACTCCTCAACTGGAGACTGCATTGTCTGGAATGTTAGCCCAAGCAGCGCAACAAGTTGCGCAACAACATCAGGCAATGGCTGCACAACAGCAAGCCCAGCAACAGGCGCAAGACCCAGTTCTACAGATGCAACAGCAAGAACTGCAAATTGCACAACAAGAAGTTCAAATCAAAGCCCAAAAGGCCCAGATGGAAGCGCAAATTGCTCAAGCAAAACTAGCCTTAGAGCAACAAAAAATAGCTGGCGACCAACAGCTAGGTGCGTACAAAGCCGGTATCGATATGGCCAAACACAAAAACCAAATCGATACACAAGAGAAACAGGCCGCACTCAATACGATTGTTGATGTTGCAAAACACAGAAATCAGACTGCCGCGGCTGACAGACAGATCGGCATACAAACCGGTGCCGATATTGCTAAACACAAAGCCGAACTTGCTATGAGAAGGCGAGAGGCCAACAAAGGTAAACAATGATCCAAGACTTCGCACGCGTATTGCGCGAAAAATTACGCACTGACATGAACAACTATGCCGATGATATGGCTGGTGGTGCATGCCGCTCTTTCGAAGAATATCAAAAACTCTGCGGGCTTATTTCGGGTCTGGCCATTGCAGAGCGTCACCTCCTAGACCTGCTAAAAGAAAGTGAAGAAAACGATGACTGATTTCATCCTCCCCCCTGGCGTTACGATGCCAGAAACCATTCAACCTGTGGAGGCCCCACAAGAGAATGCAACCAATGAAGAGAAGGCCACTGTATTACCAGAACCAACCGGTTACAAAATTCTTTGCGGAGTGCCCGACATTTCCGACAAGATTGATGGAACTGATTTGGATCTGATAAGACCATCCCAATACGCGGTACAAGAACAACACGCTACAACCGTTTTGTTTGTGCTTAAGGTTGGGCCCGATGCATATAAAGACCCAGAAAAGTACCCCACTGGAGCGTGGTGCAAGCCTGGAGATTTTGTGCTAACTCGTACTTATTCTGGTACGCGTTTTAAAATTTTCGGCAAAGAATTTAGGCTCATCAACGATGACCAAGTCGATGCTGTTGTTGAAGACCCCCGCGGCATAAGCCGTGCATAAAGGACAAATATGAACGAACCATACAAGTTCCCCGATGAAACCGATGAACTACCTCAAGCTGCGGAAGCAAACGAGGAAGAAATCGAAATTGAAATCATCGATGACACCCCAGAACGCGACAAAGGCAAACAGCCTTTAAACAAAGAAGTTCCAGATCCAACTGACGATGAAATTGCCAGTTACTCTCAGAATGTACAAAGCCGCATCAAGGAATTGACGCATGCTAGACACGATGAGAGACGTAAAGCCGAAGCGGCTATGCGGGAAAAACAGGAGCTTGAAAGCCTTGCTAGACAGTTAATTGAAGAGAACAAGTCTCTAAAAAGCAACGTCCAAGCGGGCCATCAAATGATTGCGTCTTCTGCCAAAGAAAAGGCTGAAGCTGACCTGGTATTGGCGAGAAAACAGTATAAAGAGGCTCAAGAAGCCTACGATACTGATGCCATTATTGCGGCTCAAGAGGCTTTGACTGAGGCTAAATGGCGCATTGAATCATTGAAAAATTACCGTCCTGCTTTACAAGAGCGAGAAAATACGGTACAAACTCAACCTAGACAGACTCAATCTGTACAACCAGACGAAAAATCCCTGCGCTGGCAGGCAAAAAACCAGTGGTTTGGTTCGCAAGGGTTTGAAGAAGTTACCAGCTTTGCGCTAGGGCTGCATCAAAAACTAGTCAACTCGGGTGTAGACCCGCGCTCCGATGAATATTATCAACAGATAGATTCACGCATCAAAAACACGTTCCCGGAAGTATTCGGTGAACAAAAATCGGCACAAGCCGCAAAGCGTCCTTCGAATGTAGTTGCTCCAGCGTCACGATCTTCTGGCGTAAAAAAGGTTCAATTGACTCCGACGCAAGCAGCGTTAGTGAAGAAATTTAATCTTGATCCCAAGAAGTATTACCTTGAACAACAGAAATTGGAGGCACAAAATGGTTGATGTTAAGAAAACTCGTGATATTGAAACCCGTGATAAAGAAGTTCGTAAGGAGTACAAACCTTCGAGCCAATTGCCAGACCCAACACCCGAGCCTGGTTTTGTGTATCGTTACGTTATGACACACATATTAGGTAAGGCGGATCACACCAGATTGTCTCGCATGAGACGTGACGGCTGGGAACCAGTCAAGGCGGCAGACCATCCCGAGCTAATGCTTGAGGGGAATAATGAGGGCAACGTAGAAGTCGGTGGTTTGATTCTGTGCAAAAACACACAAGAAAACTTTGACGCCTACCAGCGCTATTATGCCAAGCAAGCACAAGATCAGATGGAGTCAGTGGACAACAGTTTCATGAAAGACAATGACCCCAGGATGCGCAAGTTTTCGGATAGAACATCCACAACGACACGCGGTACTGGGTTTGGCGCAAGATAATTTAATTCAGGAGTCCTAAATGGCTTATCCAATTATTCCCGCTCCATACGGGTTTAAAGCGGTCAGTGAGTTCGGCGGATTACCCTATTCTGGGTCAACTCGCATGTATCCCATTGCTACTGCTTATGGTACATCGTTGTTCAATGGTGACATTGTTCAGCTCTCTAACGGTAGCATTGTTGCCACCACCATGTCTGCTGCCTCTAGCCCTGCTACTCCTGTAGCCGGTACATTGGGTATCTTTGTTGGTGCTGAGTACACAAACTCTTCCAGCCAAATCGTTCGCGGTCAATACTGGCCTGCAAGCACATCATCTAACTATGCAGTTGGATATGTGATTGACGATCCCCGTACTGTGTTCAAAGCAGTGATGGTTGCTCAAGGTACTTCCTTGTCCAACACCGCTTCCACAGTTGGCTATGCTAACCCCACCTTCATTGGTTCTAACCTCTATGCCGTCACAGGTACAGCAGGTAACACCACGACTGGTGACTCAGCAATGGCCGTCTCTGGTGCTGTGATCAGCTCTGGTACATCTGGTAATACTCGTATTGCTACATTGCTACCTTTCCGCTGTGTTAGCGTGGTGCAAGATACTGCTGTTACCGTTTCTGCCGTTGGCGGAAATGCCAGCACATCTGGTACTACTATTACATTGACAGCTGCAAACACTGCTATCCAGCCCGGAATGCAATTGATTGCTCAAGGCGTAAGTGGCGTTGCCCAAGGTAACTATATTTCTGTAACCAACGTTAGCGGCACAACCGTTACTTTGGCTTCCAGTATTTCTGTTCCCACAGGCACGAACTTATCTTTCGTTGGTTTCCCTGAAGTTTTGGTCGTATGGAATGCAACATTCCAAGGTATGACTAACACTGCTGGTGTTTAATTAAGGAGCACTTAAATGGCTATTTCACGCGCACAACTGCTTAAAGAGTTGCTCCCTGGTTTGAACGCATTGTTCGGTCTAGAGTACGCCCGTTACGGCGAAGAGCACAAAGAGATCTACGAAACTGAGAAATCAGAGCGTAGCTTTGAAGAAGAAACAAAACTGTCAGGCTTCTCAGCTGCACCAGTCAAGGCCGAGGGTACAGCTCTCAGCTATGACAATGCGCAAGAGGCTTTCACAGCACGTTACAACCACGAGACCATTGCTTTGGGTTTCTCAATCACTGAAGAGGCGATTGAGGATAATTTGTACGACAGCTTGTCTGCTCGCTACACCAAAGGCTTGGCCCGTGCGATGGCTTACACCAAACAGGTGAAAGCTGCCAACGTGTTGAACAACGCCTACAACGCTGCCTATCCTGGTGGTGATGGCGTGTCTTTGTTGAACTCTGCTCACCCCTTGGTGAACGGTGGCACAAACGCCAACACTCCTTCCACAGCGGCTGACTTGAACGAGACTTCTCTTGAAAATGCCGTCATTCAGATCGCTGCTTGGACAGACGAGCGTGGTCTTTTGATCGCCGCACGCCCCAAGAAGTTGATTGTTCCTCCAGCACTAATGTTTGTTGCAACACGTTTGCTCGAAACAGAATTGCGTGTTGGCACAAACAACAATGACATTAACGCTCTCAAGAACAACGGTTCAATCCCTGAAGGTTATACCGTTAACCACTTCTTGACCGCAACTAATGCATGGTTCTTGACCACAGACGTTCCAAATGGCTTGAAGCACTTTGAGCGTACACCTCTCCAGAATTCAATGGACGGGGACTTCGACACCGGTAACGTGAGATACAAGTCTCGCGAGCGCTATAGCTTCGGTTGGAGTGATCCTCTCGGAATCTATGGTTCATATTGATTAAATTAAACATTTAATTAATTAAAGGGGGCTTCACAAGAGCCCCTTTTTCTCGTACTATAATTACCTGTATCGTAATCAAGGAGTACACATGGACTACCCAGCCACAAGAGCAGAGGCAAAAAAAATCGGCAGTAAGTACTATTTCACTGGACAACCCTGCAAACATGGGCATATCGCTTTGCGTAAAACAAAAGGCTCATGTCTTGACTGCCTAAAGGTGGAGTGGGATAAAGGCAATGAAACCAGAGCAGAATACTTTAAACAATATAATCAATCCGAGGCGTCTCAAAAGGCCAAGAAAGAATATTACGAGCGCAATAAAGAACAAGTAATTGCAAGGGCGGCAGCTCGACCTGTCGAGCAACGGCGTTTACATAGAGAAAAATACAAAACACAAAACCCTGAGTTGTATAAAGCTCTTAACAGTGTACGCAAACGTAGGCATAAGAACGCCACACCCAAGTGGATAACGCCAGAACAAAAGCTGGCCATGCGAAATCTGTATTTAAAGGCGCAAGAGCTCAGTAAAATAGCTGGGCAAAGGTATGTAGTTGACCATATTATTCCGCTCATCTCAGAGTCTGTATGTGGCCTACATGTGCCTTGGAATCTGCGTGTTATTACGCAAGAAGAGAATTTAAAAAAGTCTAACAAACTTGTTGACACCATGCGTGTATAGTGTATATTGTAGGTTGTCTGGGATTTTTTCTCTTGTTGCCAGCCCGCCCAGGGGTCACGATGCAACGATTAACAAGAGACTTTTGCATAAGGAATTATCATGGCACGCAGTACATTTGACGGCCCAATCATAAGCGGTGATAACCGTTTCGGCCCCCTTCGCGATATTGGATATACAGTTTTAGAGCAAGACTGCTATATTGATTTGTCAAACACAACTCTTGGTACTGCTGGCTACAGTGGTGGTTCAGGACAGTTTGTTTCTTCCAATACCATTCCCAATTTGCAGGGCGTTGTCTATACACCCAATTCTACGTTTGTCGCTACTGGCCCAACCGTACAGACTCTACCTGCTGATACTTCTACTCAGGTGTATCGTGGTGTGGTAATGTATGTGCCCATTAATAGCCAAATCATTACTTTTGATATTGACTATATCTCTGCCATCACTGGCGAGAGCGGCGCAACATTGAGTAATGTGAGCGTGTTTGTTTCTAACAATTACACTGCTGGTGGCGGAACACCTGTTTACGCTACTGCTGCTCTTGGCACAACCACAGTGGGTACTGCTGGTCGTCAAACCATCACTTTCACTGGCACAAATTTGTTGAACATGACTGCCACAACTTCGGATATTCAAAACCCCCAAGTTGGTACACAGCCTAGCTTCTTCTCTCAAGTTGTGTTTACATTGTCCATTACTGGTACAAGTGTTGCGGCTCCTACTGGCGGTAAGTTCAACTTTACAATGCGCTACGCACAGAACGACCCCAATATTGGCAACTTGACAACTTACCCCTACGGTAACTTCGACTGATCTTCTGGGGGCTTCGGCCCCCGTCTTTAATTAAGGAGATTATTCATGGCACAAAGTCCAAATGGTGTACCCAGCACGGGCAACATCGTTAATTCAATTACAAGACAAGCGCTTTACGAACCGTTTGATTTACAGGTTGCGCGTGGCCAAATTTACGGACATAGTGTCCTGAACATTTATGGCTATCAATCAGCAGTAGGCACATCGTTTGTTCCTGTGTGGGAAGGCAATACCACCTACACTTTTCCATCGTCTGCAATTCAAATGCACGTTGCTAGTTCTGTTAACAGTGGCGATGACAAGACAAATACGTTTGTTCTTATCAATGGGCTGGATGCAAACTATAACCAAATTTCTGAAACTATAAAGCTGAACGGAACGACCGCTGTGACTACAGTGAAATCGTACCTCCGTATCAATAGCATGTCAGTAACCACCGGCGCACCCACTGGTAACATCACGCTAAAAGATACATCTGATACAACTTTGTATGCGGAAATTTTAGCTGGCAACGGTCGCACTTTGATGGGCATCTATACCGTACCTGCGGGCTATACGTTTTATTTAAGCCGTATTGACATCAATACTAGCTTGAATGCTAATCCTGCTGGTTTTGCGACGTATCAAAATTACCAAACAACTAACACTGGTGTATCCACTGTTACGATCATTGCTCCGTTTACAAACAACTACCATACGCAACGGGTCATGCCCAGAGCTGTGGCGGAAAAAACGGACATCCAATTGCAAGCAAAAGCCAGTACTGGTACTGCGGCCTTAACGGTTTCGCAAGAGGGCTATTTGATTTTGAATGGTTAATCATGGCAACTCCAGCATGGCAAAGAGCGGAAGGGAAGAACAAGAATGGCGGGCTAAACGCCAAAGGAAGAGCGTCAGCCGCGAGGGAGGGGATGCATTTAAAGCCTCCTCAACCCGAGGGCGGATCAAGGAAGACGTCTTTTTGCGCCAGAATGTCAGGAATGAAAGCCAAGCTGACTTCAGAGAAGACAGCCAAAGATCCAAACAGTCGGATTAACAAAAGCCTTCGGGCTTGGAATTGTGCTGATGGCTGTGCCATTAGAGGACATACCAAAGGAAGGATAATCTAATATGGCTACTAAACCAATATCTTATGCAACACCCCAGGAATTGGTTGAGATGCTTGCGGGTCCAGAAAAGGACGTTGCAGATATTCCAATGGGTAGCAACAAGTTGTCACCCAAAGAGATGTATAGAGCTATTCAGAATGACGTTAACAGTGTCACAGGAAAAGGCAAATATATTATTGGAAAGTATCCTGGCGCAAGACAAGATGCAATGGATCGCGTTAATGAAGATTCTGATGTTGGTAGATTTGCAGCTCCCGGAATGGGAGATCAAGGTCAATTTGCCGGATCAAGCGGATCTGAGGGGATGAAAAAAGGCGGCAAGATTAAACATTATAAAAGCGCATCTGCGGCTGTTAAGGCGGCTGAAAAACGCGGTGATAAAAGTATCACAATAAAGTTTAAACAAACCAAAACATCTAAACGTGGCGATGGAATTGCTCAACGCGGCCATACCAGAGGAAGGATGAGATAATGCCAAGCACAAGCGCAAAACAACACAGATTCATGGAGGCGGTGGCTCACAATCCATCGTTCGCCAAGAAAGTAGGGGTCCCTCAAAATGTGGGGCAAGAGTTCAGTAAAGCGGACAAAGGCCGCACATTTAAACAAGGTGGAAATATGGAAAAGCACGAAATGCATCATCATCACATGAAAATGGCTCATCATCACTTGAAAGAAGCGATGAAACACGGCGGTCATGTTAAAAAAATGGCTACCGGTGGAGTCACTGGAATGCACGGTGTTGAAGAGAAAAAGGGTATGACTACAGCCAAGATGGGAAAAGTCAAAGAAGGCGGTATGCGCGCACATGGCGAACACTCTGTTCAAGAGCGTGGTCACACCAGAGGTATGGAGCCCAAGATGGCTGGTTCTACAACGGGTATGAAGCGTGGTGGCCACGCTAAACATCATCACAAGAAGTGAGGACATCATGAAACATCATCACGAACATCATAAGCACGTTCATCCAGTTGGACACGAACATCCTCATGAGCACAAACACCATGTACATCACATGAAGGAACATGAAGCTGGTGGACATGTTCACCATCATCACCACTACGGAGAGCATGCTGCTGGCCATCACAAGCATCATGAAATCGTAGAGCACATGCACAAGCACCAAGAATCCAAATAAGGAGATTATCATGCCAATGAATCCAATGATGATGAATCAAATGGCGCCTGCGGCTGCTCCAATGCGTTCCAGAACGCCTATGGCAGGCCGCATGCCCATCAACCCCTTGTTGGCTGCAAAACGTCCTGGTGGCATGAAAAAGGGCGGTTCTGCTCATCGTGCAAGCGAGCGTGCTGATGGTTGTTGCGAGAAGGGACACACCAAAGGCCACATCGTAATGTGTGGTGGCGGGATGGCTAAAAAATGATGGCAAGCCGCGGAATGGGTGATATCAACCCGTCCAAAATGCCTGGTAGAAAAACGATACATCGCAAGGATAATCCGAACGATGTATCTGTCTACAAAAAGGGTGGTGAAGTTTGGGATAAGCCTAGACCCAAAGGTTTAGGAAAACCCAAGAAGCTAAGCCCCGCTAAAAAAGCTGCCGCAAAGAAAGCTGCAAAAGCGGCGGGTAGACCTTACCCAAATCTGATAGACAACATGAGAGCGGCTAAATAATGGCACAAACATCTGGTTTATCAACGTTTAATCTACAGCTTCCCGAGTTAGTCGAGGAGGCTTTTGAGCGTTGTGGCGGTGAATCCCGTACCGGATATGACATTAAAACAGCCAGAAGATCATTGAATTTGCTTTTTACAGACTGGGCAAATCGCGGAATTAACATGTGGACATTTGAGCAAGATGTTATTAATCTTGTTCAAGGCCAACCAACTTATGCGTTGCCAGATGATACCGTTGATCTATTGGATCACGTTATTAGAACGCAACAAAATCAGCCATCAAACCAAGCTGATTTAACGATTACACGCATAAGCATGCCAACTTATGCAACGATACCCAACAAATTAATTCAAGGACGCCCAATTCAGGTATGGATTCAGCGTCTTACAGCCAACTCTCAACCTACTGGAATTACTGTTAATTCTGCTGTTGGCACTAGTGACACTCAAATTGCCATCAGCGGGGTGGCTGGATTGCCAAATGCGGGCTGGATTACACTTGATAATGAACTGATTGGATGGAATGAGTTGCAAGTTGCTGCCAATGGTAACCCCGCGTACCTCTTAAACTGCACTCGTGGCCAAGGTAATACGACTGCAGCCACTCATGTGGCTGGCACACCACTGCTTTTAAACCAAAAGAACAGTATCACTGTATGGCCAACACCCGATGGTGCCAATACATACCAGTTTGTCTACTGGAGAATGCGTAGAATGCAAGATGTTGGTAGCGGTACCAACATTATGGATGTCCCTTTTCGGTTTATTACCGCTATGGTGAGTGGTTTATCGTATTACATGGCGTTAAAAGTGCCAGGCGGACTGGAAAGATTGCCAATTTTGAAGTCTCAATATGATGAGGCGTGGGAATTAGCAGCTGGCGAAGACCATGAGAAGGCGGCGGTGCGTTTTGTACCTCGCAGAATGTACATTGGTGGGGGTTATTCGTAATGGGTAACCGATTTTCCTCTGGCAAGAACTCGATTGCCGAGTGTGATCGGTGCGGATTTCAATTTAAACTGACAGAGCTCAAAAAAGAGATCATCAAGACCAAGGTTTATGATTTAAAAGTCTGTCCAGCCTGTTGGGATCCAGATCAACCTCAGTTGCAATTGGGTATGTACCCAGTAGATGACCCTCAAGGGGTGCGTGATCCGCGTCCTGACACCACTTATTACGCTTCTGGCACAACGTCCACAGGTAGTATTGGAGAAGGCAGTAGAGTATTTCAGTGGGGGTGGAACCCTGTGGGTGGTGCCAGTCAATTTGATGTTCCTTTGACTCAAAATGATTTGCTTCTACAGGTGCAAATTGGTACAGTCACAATAGTTACAACGTAGGAGTTTGAAATGAAACATGATGACATCAAGGAAGACAAAAAGCTAATCAAAAAGGCTTTTGGTATGCACGATAAGCAGGAACATCCTGGCAAACACACTGATTTGAGTAAACTCAAGAAGGGTGGAAAAATCCACAAGATGGCCAAGGGTGGTGTCACTGGTAAAGCCATGAGAGCTGTTGGCCGCAATTTGGCTCGCGCTCATAATCAAAAACCTGGGAGCAAATAATGAAACCAGAAGTTAAACCCACCAAAAAAAATAGTCCTGCTATTCATCGCGCGCGTGATGTTAATAATGGCACTGCTGATGAGTATGCAAAACCGCATGATATGAAAGGCCGTCCTGTTGGACCAGCCGATGCATTCACAGAACCAGAGTTCCAGAAGAAAAAGAACTGGGTTCCTTTGATGGGCGTGTCTATTACGATGGATGACCGCGTCAAAGAAGACGGCATCAAGATTCGTGGCACAGGTGCAGCGACTAAAGGTGTGATGGCAAGAGGCCCGATGGCATGAACTACGCCCAGCTCAAGCAAAACATTCAGGATTACACGCAGAACTACGAGACTACTTTCGTAGCGGATATTCCTACGTTTGTTGAGCAAGCTGAACAGCGTATTTATAACTCGGTGCAGTTCCCGTCATTGCGAAAAAACGTGACGGGATCGGTAAGCCCCAACAACCAATATCTAGCGTCTCCTACGGACTTTTTGGCGCCTTACTCACTGGCTATCTACACAACTGCATCCACGACCGCTACAGGCTCTTCTGGCGCCCTTACGATCACTGTAAATAGCAATTCAGGTATTGTTGTGGGCCAGTTGGCGCAAGGAACAGGTATAGCATCTAATGCGTATGTGACGAGTATTTCAGGAACCACAATAGCATTATCTGCAATCAACACTGGCGCAGTATCAGGAACAGTGACGTTCCAAGGCCAGTTTCAGTATTTACTCAACAAAGACGTCAATTTCATTCGTGAAGCCTATGGGTTTCCAAACTCCTACGGAACACCGCAGTACTATGCTTTGTTTGGGCCAGCAGTCGTTAGCGGGGCAATCACCAATGAATTGTCTTTCATACTGGGCCCCACTCCTGACACTGCTTATACCGCTGAGTTGCATTATTACTATTACCCAGTTTCAATCGCAGATACCACTAACAACCCAAGTGGTACTTCTTGGCTTGGGGACAACTTTGATACCGTGCTTTTGTATGGATCTCTTGTCGAGGCTTATACCTTCATGAAGGGTGAGCAAGACATGATGGCGCTTTACAATCAAAAGTACATTGAGGCATTAGCTCTTGCTAAACGTCTTGGTGATGGTATGGAGCGTCAAGATGCATACCGCACTCCACAATTTAGGCAGGCGGTCACATGAGCATAGTCCAGACTGCCACGACCAGCTTCAGAGTTCAAATAGCTCAAGGTTTACACAACTTTGGGCCCACCAATCCCAACACGTTCAAAATTGCACTATTTACGTCAGCGGCCACGTTGAATGCGACCACAACGCAGTACTCTACCCAACTTGTTGGGGAGGTAGTTGGAACAGGTTATACGCAAGGCGGACAGATTTTGACAATTAATCAAACTCCAACGTCTGGTTCTTTAGGTGGCACAGTGGCCTATTGGTCTTTTGCAAATGTAGTGTGGAGCCCAGCGGCGTTTACAGCTCGTGGTGCTTTGATTTACAATTCAAGTCAAAATAATGCTTCAGTTTTTCTATTGGATTTTGGCGCAGATAAAACTTGTGCTAACTCGTTCACAGTCACAATGCCTGCCATAAACAGCACTAATGCAATAATGAGGATCGCATGATTATCACAACTACCAAAGGCGACATGGATACTTCATTGTTGGAGCATAGACCCGGGTTTATCGACAATGATATTGAGTACACAACATGGGATGAGTACTATCTTGATGGTGAGTTGGTTCACCGTTCTGCTCATGTGACTTTAAAACAAATGCCGTCCCTTGTTTCGGGTACGGTAGAAACATTCTAAGGAGCTTAAAATGGCGAATCAGCAATCAATGTGTACCTCTTTCATGGGTGAGCTGATGACAGCCACTCACAACTTTACCACTGGTACAGGTAATACATTCAAAGCAGCGTTGTACTTTGCATCTGCTACTGTCAATGCGGCCACAACTGCGTACTCTACTACTGGTGAGGTGACCAACACTTCAGGTACTGGATATACGGCTGGTGGTGTGACGGTGACAAATGGTACAAGTCCGATTGCTACCAACTCATCTTCTACGGCGGGCGTGGCTTATTGGACTCCTACTGCGAGCTTTCAGTGGACAGCTTTGACAGTAAACACCGCCTTTGATGCTGTTTTGCTTTACAACTCCAGTGCTTCAAATAAGGCAGTGAGCGTTCATACCTTTGGTTCTCAGACCATCACGGCGGGTACGTTTACATTGACCATGCCTTCCAACTCGACATCTTCAGCATTACTACGTTTGTCCACAACATAATGTATGGCATTAACATGGGGCTATGGCAACTGGGGTGATGGAGCTTGGGGCGGTACTCTACCACTCACAGGAGACCCAGCCTCGGGTAATGTAGGATCAGTTGGCCCCAATATCACCATCGCTTTAACGGGCGTAGGTGGCGTAGGAAATGTAGGGACAGTCGTAGCGGTTGAGTCTGAGGCTGGTACGGGCGATGGAGCAATTGGTAGTGTAGGGTCTGTCGGGCCTAATATCACTATAGCGCTCTCAGGTGTTGGCGGTAGTGGAGCGGTTGGGTCGGTCAGCTTTAGTGTATCGGTGGGGTTGTCAGGCGATGCGGCATCTGGGTATGCTGGCACGTTGATGGTCACCAATGCTCGGGCGCTGTCAGGAGTTTTTGCCAGTGGCTCGGTAGGGTCAGTCAGTCCAGCCAAGAGTTTTGGACTGACAGGGGATAATGCTTCAGGTGCAGTTGGTACGGTGGCCCCCAGCAGTTCAGTGGGATTGACTGGAACAAGCTCCACGGGCGCAGTCGGATCGGTTTTAGCGGCTTTGAGGGGCGTTACCGCAAATGGTAATGTCGGTTCAGTTGGGCCAAACATCACGATAGCTTTGACAGGTGTTGGGGCGAGTGGCTTGGTGGGTTCCGTGACGATGGGAGCAAGGACGGCTCAGTTGACAGGAGTGAACGCAACGGGTCAAGTGGGCAATATGTTTGCGGTGTATTGGAGTTTAATTGATGACAGCCAGAACCCTTCGTGGCAGAATATTGGGGACGCACAGACCCCAGGCTGGTCTACAATTGACGACAATCAAACGCCGAATTGGACAGTGATTTCAACAGGATAAAACATGACAGTAACTAACACATCACTACTAGGTTTAGCTCTACCCACTACTGGCACAGAGTCTGGTGTTTGGGGCGATGATGTCAACAATGGCTTGACGATTTTGATTGATGTATCGGTTGCAGGTACAAATAATATCACGCAGGACTCAGACATCACGCTCTCGGTCAGTAACGGGAATAACTCCTCTACGTTTACGTCCACAGCGACCAACTCAACAGTAGCTCAGTATTATGTGTTGAACTGCACAGGCGCTAGAGGGGCAATTAGAAACATCATCGCTCCAGCGTCAAGTAGAACATTTGTAGTTATTAACAATACCACGGGCGGGTTTGCGATTGTCATCAAGAAGTCAGGCGGTACTGGGGTTAGTATTGCGCCAAATGAAACAGCGATTGTTTATTATGATTCAGTCACAGCTACGGATTATGTAAAGGTCAGCTCAACAGTCAACGTATCCTCATTCAGCGCAGGGACAACAGGATTAACACCCAACACCGCAACGACTGGCGCAGTGACTTTGGCAGGCACTTTGAATGTCGCCAATGGTGGTACGGGTGTGACTACATCTACGGGTACAGGTAGCGTGGTGTTGAACACTTCTCCTACATTGGTAACTCCTGCCCTTGGAACGCCATCTAGCGTTACATTGACTAATGCAACAGGATTGCCTATATCAACAGGATTAAGTGGCTTAACAACGAATGGCGTAGCATACGCTACAAGTACAAGTGCTTTGGCTACTGGGTCAACACTTGGATTTGATGGAACAAATTTGTATTTGGGAACAACAAGTAATTCTACTTTTGTATCAGGGACAAATTATGTGATGAATGCTACAACTGGTTTGGCAAACAAACTTAGTTTTACAGTAAACAATTCTGCTGTTTCTTATGTTTATGCAAATGCTTCTGCAACCGCAATAGGTTATCCATCAGGAGGAAGTTTACAATTTCAAATAGTTGGAGGCGGTACTGTTGGCACATTTAATTCATCAGGCTATCTAGGTATAGGTACAAGTAGTCCTAATGCAGCGCTTAACGTACAAGATTCCACAGCTAATAATGGAACAATTTGGCTTGGTAGCGGAACATATTACAGCACTATTAAAAACGATGCTACGGTTACAGGTGCTTTGTTATTTAATGTTGCAACAGCCAACGGTGGTGCTACAACATACCAATGGCAAAAAGGCGGTACAGCACAAATGGTGCTTGACTCCTCTGGCAACTTAGGATTAGGAACTACACCAAACGCATGGCAATCTGGATTTTCAGTTTTAGATTTAGGTGGTTCAAACTCTGCTATTACAAGCAACAACTCATCAATAAGTGTATTTGCAAACACATATAAAAATTCTTCTGGCAATTACATTTACAAAACATCTAGCTATGCGTCAGGTTATACGCAATATGCTGGACAACACATTTGGAATACGGCAGGTACTGGTACTGCTGGTGGAACTATATCCTTCACCCAAGCAATGACACTAGATAATAGTGGTAACTTGTTAGTGGGTACTACAACAAGCCCTAGTGGAAGTGGAAAAATCCAAGCACCAAAAGGATTGACGGGTACACCTACATTTAAAGTAACTTCATCTGGTACACAAGCAGTTACGGCAAACACGCTTACAAAAATAACGAATTGGACAACATCTAGTGGGTGGGACACTTCTTCATCTTTTGACTTTACAAACAAAAGATATACACCTAATGTTGCAGGTTATTACCAAGTAAATACTTGTATTCCTAGTGGTCAAGCAGGCACTGCAACAAATGGTGCAAATACAACTGTATCGCTATATTTAAATGGTGGCTTTTATGCATCAATGACATCATGGAATAATGGTGGGGCCAATGACCAATATCAACTTGGTTCAGCTATTGTTTATATGAATGGGTCAACTGATTACATTGAAGTTTATTTTACTTGTTCTAGCAATGTTAATGTTAATTCAGGCGTTGCCACAAGATTTGAAGCATTTTTAGCAAGAGGAGCATGATGAAATCACTAGCCGAAAAAATATGCATTCTTTACCCAGATTTAAAGTTCACTGACTTTATTCCTATGAATAACATCATTGTTGTTCGCAATGATGGGGATGGAAAAGGTGATTACATAGATGTTTGGAACCATCCAACTTATCCTAAGCCAACTCAACAACAACTTGACGAAATTCAATAAAGGAGTTTAATGTGTTAAACGCACAAATTTTATGGAGTATAGATTGGATGTCAGCATCCACACAAACCATCAATGGCTTTTCTGAAGTCGTTTTAACTTGTGGATGGAGATGCACAGGAACCGAGGCTAATACTGCCACTCCACCTGTTACATTTACATCTTCTGTCTATGGCACTTGTTCATTCCCTGAACCTGCTACAGGATCATCATTCACGCCCTATGCACAGTTAACACAATCAGAAGTTGTGGGATGGTGTTGGGCAAATGGCGTTGACCAAACTGCCACAGAGACTGCAATCAATTCAAATCTAGCGTCACAGATTAACCCTGCGACCATTCAACCGCCCTTACCTTGGCAAACGGCATGACAAAAGTAATCAAGTTTATTTGTCATCCAATGGTGGCTTTTATAATTGGTTACGCAATGGGAATTTTAATTTCTAAAGGATAAAAATGGACAAAGTAACTTTATCAACCACACTCGTGAATAACATCATGGCATATTTGGGAACTAAGCCTTTCCAAGAAGTATTCCAATTGATTCAAGAAGTGCAAAAAGAAGCTCAAGAGCAAGTGGCAACAACTCCACCTGAAACCAATGTCTGATACCGAGAAGGACTTGGCCGTCCACGTTGCAGTCTGTGATGAGCGCTATAGGCAGATCGCAGATATGCTGAAAGAAGGCGATAGACGCATGACCAAGATCGAGTATTTGATCTATGGCGTGATGCTCCTAGTCCTGCTCGGCCCCAATGTGGCAGGGCAGTTTTTCCATAAGTTCTTTGGGTTGTAAAAATTGATCCATTCACCCTTGTCGCTCTGGCTACTTCGGCGTTTAAACTCGTTAAAGAATCCTGTGAGATGTACAAGGAGGGACGGCAGTTCGTTGTTGATGCCAAGAAAGAGATTGATGGAGTTGTGGGGGATATCAAGGGTATCCAAAATGACGCAAAAGGGATATTTGGGTTTTTCTCTAAACTCTTCGGTGGTAAAGAAAAGCCACAAGCCACGGTTAACCAAGCTCCTGTTAAAGCTAAACAAAAAAAGAGGGTTGAATTTGATGAGAATCAAATCTATGCCCAAGTCGCAGATGCCCTCACCAAGTTCTTCCACGCATACAACGGCTTAAAGGCTTACACAAAAGAACAAGAAGAGTTGGCGCTGACTGCCAACAACGAAGAAGGAAACGACATTGCGATCAAGTTGGTTATTGCTAACTTACAGATGGAAAAGTTGAATGAGGAAATGCGGGAGTACATGGTCTACCATGTTCCTCCTGAGATGAAGGACTTGTACAGTCGGGTAAATAAAATGATTGGGCATATTGCCAATCAGCAGGCGTTAGCCAGAAAGGCGGAGCTAGACAAGAAACGGAAAGCGCAATGGCTAAAGCGTCAAAGGGCGGAGGAATTCCAAGACAGAGCAATAGCTACAGTAATAACGTTTCTGATGATAGCGTGGATATGGCTGATGCTGATGATCGTTCGTTCTTCGTCATTGTTATCGTGGTCTTGATGGTGGTGATCCTCCTATTCATACCACTGCTTTCATGGATGTACATAGACATCAAGATGATGGAGATCAGAGTCAACAAAGCTCTTGCAAGGATTGAAGGCAAATGAAATACCTTTGGGTTTTATTACTGTTGACTAGCTGTGGTGATAACTACAGGTACTTTTGCCAGAATCCTGACAACTTTGGTGCGGCTCAGTGCCAAAAGCCTCGATGTGAGTTTGACCAAGACTGTCCTGAATATCTTGTAGCCCCCATACTGGAGAAGAAAATTGAAGGAACTATTGCTGGCACTGTTCAACAGCCCCAAGGAACGCCTGTCTGCCGATGAGATAGAAGTCCGTGTCAGGGCGTTTGTCATCATCATGGTGACTTTAATCTTTGCCTTTATTACCTTGGCGCTTCTCTATTCGGTAACCTTTGTGACCCAACCCATTAAGGCTATGGCTCCCATTGATCAAGCATACACCAAGATGCTTAATGATATCGTGTTACTGATCGTGGGCGGGATAGGCGGTATTTTGACCAAGGGTTTAACCAATGAGGCAACCAACATGATGAATGCAGCCAAGGCCAATAAGGATGCTTACGTTGCACCTCCTCCCCCACCGCCAGCTCCAGTTGTTATGATGGCTCCATCTTCTCCGTCTGGCTGGACTCCACCCCCTCCACCCATGTCTCACCCCACCTTGGAAGATGACGCAGAACGTGAGAGAATGGCTCATGCAAGGGCTAGTGTAAATGCTTAGTTGGCTCTTTGGTGACATCTTGTACTACCTTGCACTGCTGTCGTTGGCAGTAGGAATTGGTTTGTATTTGGTAAGTCACCTGGTCAAGTTCCTGCCCATGCTTAAGCCACAGGCTTTTGTCATGCAAATTGGCGGTATTGTGTTAGTTATTTTAGGAGGTTACTATGTCGCAGATCATCATGGTTATCAAAGGCGTGTTGCTGAAGATCAAGCAGAAATTATCCGACTTAATGACGAAGCAAGAGCCAAAGAAGCCGAGCTAAACAAAAAGCTGGTTGGGGTAAATAGTGCATTGAGAAAGGCAAAAGATGATGTTAAAGCGAAACAAGATAATCTTACTGCTTTCGTGGACAGTAACAAATTGCGCCTCCCCTCCAGTTGTCCCGTTCAAGCCAGTGCAGATGCCGGAGCTACCAGCGGAAATACAACCGATGCAAGCGAATCTGAGCGAGAGACTCTTAAAGCTATTGCAGCCATCGCAGCAGACGGGGACATCGCCATCACCCAGCTCAACGCCTGTATCGACACCTACCAAAAAGTAAGGGAGATGGTCAATGTTAAGCCCTGAGAAGCTCAATCAGCTCGGGATAGGTGCTGAATGGTCAGAGCCATTGACTACAACCTTTGCTACGTTTGGGGTAAACGATGTCAAGAAGCAGGCAGCTTTTATCGGACAGTGCTCTCACGAGTGCAACCATTTCAAAACACTGGAAGAAAACCTCAACTATCGAGCCGAAATCCTTCAAGCAAAATTTGGTCACAAGTTTAAGCCAGGAGAAGTTGAGCTTTACGCCCACAATCCCGTTAAGATTGCCAACAGAATTTACGCCAATCGAGGCGGTAATAGAGATGAAGCTTCAGGGGACGGGCATCGCTTTCACGGAAGAGGCTGTATCCAGCTCACCTTTCATGATAACTACTGGCACTTTGGACAAGCAGTGGGTCAGGATTTTGTGATGAACCCGCAACTTGTTGCGACCCCCATGTATGCCGCCCTGTCTGCTGGGTGGTTCTGGAAGACCCACGGATGCAACGATTTGGCTGAAGCGGAGAACTGGCTGGGCTTAACAAAACGCATAAATGGTGGTACATTTGGTCTTGATGAACGTATCAAATTAACCCAACACGCCCTTTCTGTTTTAGGCGGTTAACATGCCATTTTCGAAGATAACCTTTAAACCTGGGGTCAATAGAGAAAATACCCGCTACTTCAATGAAGGCGGGTGGTATGAGTCCGACAAAGTAAGATTCCGTCAAGGCAGTCCCGAGAAGATTGGCGGTTGGACGCAGTATTCATCCAATACATTTTTGGGCGTTTGTCGCTCGCTTTGGAACTGGATTACTTTATCTGCGCAAAATATCATTGGTGTTGGTACTAATCTTAAATACTACCTGACGATTGGTAATCAGTATTTTGATATTACCCCAATCCGATCAACAACCACACTAACCAATCCTTTCACAGCCATAGCAGGATCTTCTACCATCACGGTATCCGCAACTGCACACGGCGCATTAATCAATGATTTTGTGACTTTTAGTGGCGCTACGGGGCTAGGAGGTAATATCACTGCGGGTGTACTCAATCAACAGTATCAAATTACAAGCGTTCCCAACGTCAATTCATTTACATTTACCGCTACGGCTACAGCCAATTCAACCGATGCGTCAGGCTCACCTGGAGGCGGAACAGTTACGGCAGCTTATCAACTCAATACTGGCCCAGCTTTCCAGACGCCATTTAGTGGTTGGGGCGCAGGTACTTGGGGTGGGGGTTCATGGGGTAATGGGCAGGCCGTCAAGAACAATCTCCAGATTTGGAACGCATACAACTTTGGTCAAAACTTAATCTTTGGCCCCCGTGGTGGTGGTATTTATTATTGGACTGCACCAACTTTATCTACGCGCGGTGTAGCGCTTAATACAACAGGTGGTTCTGTCACGATTTCTTACGCTTCCCCAGCGCTAGTCGTATCGGGCGTTACTCTGCCCAATAACAGTGGCATACAGCTTGGGGTGACGGGCGGTTCATTGCCCAGTCCTTTAGCGACCAATACAACTTACTATGTGGTCAATGTCTCTGGAACACAGTTTAATATTTCAGCTACCCAAGGTGGCGCGCCTATTAATACGTCTTCTGCTGGCTCTGGCACGTTTTACATCTCTGATCTAGTGGATGTTCCGCTTTATCAAAACTATTTACAAGTCTCAGATGCATCTAATTTTGTCATTGTATTTGGCACAAATGACTACGGCTCAAGCACGCTAGACCCCATGTTGATTCGTTGGTCTGACCAGCAAAATCCTTTGGTTTGGTATCCTGATATTACCAATCAAGCGGGTAGCGTGCGCTTGTCGCACGGCTCACAAATTGTCACGGCCATCCAAACCCGTCAAGAGATATTTGTATTGACCGATGCGGCTTGTTATTCTTTTCAATACCTTGGCCCGCCTTATGTTTGGGGCGTACAGCTTCTTGGTGAAAACACAACAATCATTGGGCCCAATGCAGCAGCGCTTGCTTCGGGCGTTGTGTACTGGATGGGTGTTGATAAGTTTTACATGTATAGCGGCGGTGTAGCCCAGACGCTAAATTGTGACCTGCGCCGATATGTTTTCCAAAATATCAATTACTACCAAAACCAACAAGTTTACTGCTCTACAGTAGAAGGCTTTAATGAGGTTTGGTGGTTCTATGTATCAGGCACGGGTACACAGATTAACAGCTATGTTGTCTATAACTACGCTGAGAAAACATGGTATTACGGCACAATGGGTAGAACAGCATGGCTAGATACCACACTTCAAAATAATCCGATTGGAGCAACATACAATGGCTATTTGCTTAATCAAGAAAGTGGCGTGGACGATAACGAAACGGGAACTCCTATTGCTATTGACGCTTACATATCTTCTTCTGAGTTCGATATTGGTGATGGGGATCACTTTGTATTTGTTGATCGCATACTTCCTGACTTAACGTTTGAGGGGTCTACCAACAACAGTAGCCCAGTCACCACAATGACTTTGTATGCCTTGACCGATTCGGGCTCGGGTGCTACCCAGACGTACAGCAACAATGTTGCGTACCAAGCGGCCTATAACATTACCCAAGAATTTACGGGCCAAGTCTATACCAGGATCAGAGGGCGCCAAATGATCTTTAAGATGGAGTCCAACAAGATTGGCACGACATGGCAGTTGGGCGCACCACGCTTTAGTATTAGACCAGACGGACGCAGATAATGGCTACAAAACCCATCAATCCCGCAGTACCGAACCTGCCCATAGCCCCAGATTTATACGATAAAACGTATGTAGACAGGCTGGCCAACGTTCTACGTTTGTTTTTTAATCAGTTGAATGGGGTTTTAGGCACAGTCATTGATGCCTATATTACCAACACATCCATAACTACAGTGGCCAAACTACCCACAGCGTCCATGACCAACGCGGGGACTAGGACTTTTGTGTCTGATGCAACGGTTACAACTTTTGGGTCAACGGTGGTTGGTGGCGGTACAAATACCGTGCCTGTTTACTCGACAGGTACTAGCTGGAAGATAGGTTAAATGGTAAACTACAAACTATTATTGGAGCGGTTTTATGTCTGATATTTTTAGCAATGCGCTGAACGGCATATCGAATGCCATCCATGATGTAGGCAAAAGTTCTATCGGACAGATGGCCGAGGCCGCTGCACTGGCGTATTTTACAGGAGACCCAGAGGGGTTTCTTTCTTCCGGCGGAACATCATTCGCTGGAAATCTAGGCATTACAAGCGCTGCTGGGAATTTTGGCGTTGCTTCTGGTTTGGTTAATCTATTAAATGGCGGGAATATTGGTAGCGCCCTTACGCAGGGTGCAATGGCCTATGGGCTCGGTAGTTTATCGGGAGCAGGTAATTTAGCTACGGCTGATCCTTTGGGCGGCACCGAGATGCTACCATCTCAGGCTACCCCTGGAGCTCCAAGCATTAGTAATTACGCATCATACAATACGAACAATATGGGTGGTGCCGATGAATTGGCGCAACAACCAACTGATTTTAGTAATTATTCAAATGCCCCTGTTGCAGCGCAAACCAATCTTACCGCTACCCCGCTTGGACCAACTACTCCGTCTTATTCAAATATTTCTTCTGATGTAGATGCTCAGGCAATTAATGGTTCGCAAACTGCACCATCATCTCCTGCTGCACCATCATCTGCTGCGCCAACACCTACACCAAGTGGACTTTCAGAAAAAATTGCTAAAAGTGCAGTTGATAAAGTCGCTCCAACAACCTTGTGGCAAGACTTTAAAGCTTTGCCAAATTGGGAAAAAGCAGCAATTGGCGTTGGTGGAATTGGTTTACTTAAAGCCGCCGCTAAACCACAGCAATTAAACTACAACGCACCCAACAATCAACAACTACGATACTTTGGCGGTAGTGTATTTTCAGGCCCGAGCAATGTGTATCAGACTAAAGCCGCTACTGGCGGTCTGGTTGCCTTGGCCAAAGGCGGTGGTGTTCACCATTACGATGATGGTGGAACGGTTATTGGATATTACGATGATGGTACTCCTCAATACGCATCTGCACCTGCCGCTCCCGCCGCTCCTGCTGCGCCTGCGGCTCCTGCTACACCACAATACACATCTTATACCCCACAACAAATAACAGATTATTTTGCTCAAAATCCCGGCGCAAATGTTGCTCTTGCCGAACAACAATTCAACGCTGATCCTGCGGCTGTCAATGCTGCCATTGCTGCTTCTGCACCTCCTGCCAATAATCCATTGGCTCAGGCCATTCAAAATGAACAGGCAGCCCCAGCTTCACAACCCGCACCAGCACCAACACCAGCACCAGATCGTAACTATGTTGCTGATGATTCAGGTAACTATATTGATTCTTCCGGTAATTTTATTGATGTTAGTAATACCCCCGGGCCTAACAATATCGTGGGTGGTGACGGAGGTTTAAAGATCCCTGCTATTATTGGCTACTATGATGATGGCACACCACAGTATGCTTCTACTCCTACTCCGGCTCCTGCTACAACACAGTCGGGCGGTGATGGTATAACTTCTATAATGCCTTTGATCAATGCTGCTTCAACACCAGCATCTTCCGCTCCCACGCCTGCTCCCGCACCTTTTAACCCAGCGTCAGTCAATGCTAATTCAAGTACAGCAGATATAGCATCAGCCGTTTCAGCGCTTCAATCCAAAGGTTTAACAGACAATCAAATTGCCCAGCAATTGTACAATCAAGGCATTATTGCACCGCAAGTTATTTCAGCAGAAGGCGCAAAACCAGGGGACGCAACCTACAACCGAATTGAAAATGCATATGGTCAAACTACATTGACAAATCCAAGTGTTTATGGGATCAACCCAAATGCTCCAGTACCGGCTGGTTTAGCTGCTATTGATAAAGCTATTACAGGTAGTGCCACAGCAACTCCTCAACAAGCTGGAATACAGGCAATTAAAAATGCACAAGAATACGGGTTGTTGCAATCACTTGCGAACCCAACATCAACAGACATAACCAATTTCCAAAATGGTAGCGCTGCTGATAAAAACAAAGCCATTCAAAATGCAATTACTGCGGCTACAGATTTGTATGGTGGAAACACTACGCAAGCTCAAGCAGCTATTGCCACACTCATGGACAAGTGGGGTGTTAAACCTACTGATGTCGGTACAGCTATTGGTGTTAATCCAAGCACAATTCAAAACCTTTATAACGCTGTTGATCCAAGTGGTGTTTATGCGCTACACGCAGCAATTAATAATGCGACCACTCCAACAGCGCCCGTAGTAACCGCTAAACCAACTCCTACCCCAACTCCTACACCAACACCTACTCCCGCACCAACATTGCCGGGCACCGTACCAGTTTCAACGCCAACAACTACACCTACAACACCTTTAACTACGCCATCAATTACAGCGTCTCCTGCAGCAGTAATGGCAAATACGCTGACACAGCCTGCAAATAACTACACGCCGGGCTATATCAGTAACTCAACGACCAACCCAACGTCAGCCCCTGGAGTGTCTGGCTCGCACGCATTCATTGATGCAAACGGGTATGTTTCTCAAAGAGCCAATGAGGTAGGCCAACCATTGAATGCTCAAGGTTTCTTGGGGAACTGGACGTCGCTACAGCAAATGAAAGACGCATACACCAAAGCGGGTGGAAGTCTGGGCGCTACCAATCCTCCGGCTCCTACAACAACTACAGATGCGGCAACACAACATATTTTGGATATGTTGTCTGGAAAAATACCTGCATCAAAGGTTCCTTATACGACTGATGGCCAGATTTTTAAACCTTACTATACATCTGTGATGGGGATGAAAGAGAATCCTGTATACACAATTTCTCAGCCAACCATATTTGATCCTACGTCTAGATCGTATGTTGCTAATCCAAACTACGATCCTAACTTCAATGCAACGGCAGATTACATTGGGGCTTATCTACCAGGATACAAAGGAGAGCCCGTTCCTGGATTAAGTCAAAAGACGTTAGACTATTTAAATCAAAACGGTGTTTCTGCTTACGGAAAAAGCACAACAGATCAAAGTGCCAATACAACAACTGCAACCAATACGCCCAGTTCAGCGCCAGTAACAGTTGGTGGTAAATCTTATCCTGCTGGTTCTTACATTGCAGGTAACGGTCATCTTATGGTTCCTGATGGTGGCCAAGATAGCAATGGCAATCCGTCATACACTGACATGGGTGTAGCAGCCGCAGGTGGAGGTTTACTGGGTCTTGCTGCGGGCGGTATGTCTGTAGGCCACTTAGGAGGATATTCAGATGGAGGACGTCTACTGCGTGGCCCGGGCGATGGGGTATCAGATTCGATCCCTGCTACTATTGGCAATACTAATCCTGAGCCTGCTCGTCTTGCTGACGGTGAGTTTGTGGTTCCTGCTCGGATCGTTTCCGAACTTGGTAATGGTTCTACAGAAGCTGGCGCAAGGCAGCTTTATAAGATGATGGACAGAATCCAACAAGCCAGAGCAAAAACAACTGGCAAAGACCGCGTGGCTACCAACACCAATGCTAACAAATATTTACCTGCATAAGGAAAAATTATGACCACGACAGCTACGACAACACCTACACAAATTACCCAGATGCAAACAGGCTTTGCGCCTGAGATTGCCCCTTATGGACAGGCTTTGCTGGGCGAAGGTGCGTTTTTTACAAACCCTCAGACCAACCCTTATCAACAATACCAAGGGCCTCAAGTTGCAGGATTTACGGGTTTGCAAAATCAGTCCTATGACGCAGCCGGGGCATTGAAGTCTTCAGGTCAATTGCAAGATGCAACGGCAATGGCAGGTCAAGCGGGGATGGGCGGGCTAAATGCCAGCTATACATACAGCCCATACCAAGCGGGTCAAGCCAACGCACCACAGTTGCAAAACTTTCAGATGGCGAATCCTGGCAATGTAGGCACGCAAAGTTTTACTTCGGCTGGTACTGCGCAACAGTACATGAACCCTTACTTGCAGGCGTCATTAGCACCACAGATGGCGTTATTGGGTCAACAGCAGGGCGCTCAGAACCAAGTCAATGCGGCGCAAGCAACGCAAGCTGGAGCGTTTGGTAACTCACGTTTTGGCGTACAAAACGCTCAACAAAATCAAGCCAATCAGTTGGCCATGAGTAATCTGGTGGGCCAAGGATATAACAATGCCTATAACACCGCGCAAGGCCAGTTTAATACTGAGCAAGCCGCCAATCTACAAGCGCAGTTGGCCAACCAAAACATGGGCTACAACGTAGGTAACACAAACCTACAGGCTTTGTTGGGCGTACAAAATCTTGGGGCCGGCCAGAACATGCAGGCTCAATTGGCCAATCAAGGAGCCAATCAGTCAGCGGCCAATCTTAACGCACAACAAGGACAATTTGGGGCTAATTTCGGTCTTCAAGGATTGAATACCGCATTGCAAAGCGCTAACACGTTAGGCACATTGGGCAATAACCAATACAACCAGAACATTGGTATTATTGGTCTACAGAATCAGTTGGGCGGACAGCAACAACAGCAAGTCCAAAATCAAATGAATGTAGATCAGCAAAACGCTTTGAATGCGCAGAATTTCCCGTATCAACAGATGAACTTTATGTCTAACTTGATCCGTGGATTACCGATGACACAGCAGTCTGCGTCTGTTTACCAGGCTCCTCCTAGCATGCTGTCACAGGTAGCTGGAGCAGGCTTGACTGCGGCTGCATTGATGCACGCTAAAGAAGGCGGGTCTACCAAAGATATTAAATCAAGAGGTTTGGTTGATTTGGCTCTAGCCAAGATGGAGGCATAATGTCTATTGCACCGCAAAGTATTAGTTCTAATCTTCGAAGAATGTCCGATGTACAGTTGGCGCAGTATGCCAAGATGCATGCCAACGATCCGTACGTCTTTCCTCTTGCGTTCCAAGAAAGCCAAGACCGCAAAAACATGCGATCAGAAGCTATGGCTCGCCAATCAGGGCAGACGCCTCCTCCTGTAGTCCAGCAAGACTTAGCCCAGATGATGCCCCAGCAGGCGCCTCAAATGCCCCAGCAAGCCCAATTGCCAGAGGAGCAGGGGATTGGTGCATTACCGGCTCAGAACATGCAGGGAATGGCTGGTGGCGGTATTACTGGCGAACAACATTATGCAGACAAAGGTCTTGTTCAGCCGGCTTATGGCTATACAGCAATGACAGCTGCTGACTTGCCTAAAAATATAACACCCGAAGATATATCAACATATACTCAAAAAATGCAGTCATCCGCGGAACAAATGGCCGCGCCAGAACAGGCAAAAACCGCCGCTTTGTTTGATCCTTACATTGAAAAATTAAAAAACAAACAAGCTGATATTGACGAAAGAAAAAATACCAATACTCACATGGCGTTATTGCAGGCTGGTCTTGCAATGATGGGGGGAACATCTCCTTATGGTCTTGCTAATATAGCAAAAGGCGGTCAAGAAGGTGTGGCTGCTTACCTATCTGGTAAAAAATCCATTCAAGATTCTCAAGACTTGTTGGATCACTCGCAATTTTTGGCGGAACAAGCAAAGAATGCGGCGCTCAAGGGTGATGTTAAAGATCAAATTACGCTTCAAAATGCAGCCCAGGCTAATTTAATGGCTGGGAAAAATCTTGAATATCATGGAATTCAAATACTTAACTCATCTAAAGCAGATGAAGGTAAGTTGCGCGCCGAAAAAGAAGGCAATGATATTAAACGTTTCCAAGCCAGCATTGATCAACAGAAAGCCAATTCATTGGCCGGCTTACAATCTGCCGAGGAAGATTATTATAAGAGCAGGGTTGTTTCACCAGAAGATAAATTGGTGGCACAACTTGACGCTCGGGTGAACCAAGCAACCTCAAGGTCAAAACAAACCCTGGCGGCTATGTTGGCAAAGCCTTATGTTGATCCCAAGGCTGTCAATCGAGTTATTGATTTGCACAATCAAGAGATTGACTCAATCTATGCCGCACATCCATCCATTAAAGATAAATATGGATACATTCCTCAATATGTTGCACCGCAAGATACTACCAGCGATGATAATGGATTTTTTAGTTGGTTTACCAGTAAGGCCAAACAACCGGCAGAAGACACTACTACGCCAGGCCTGCCTGGTCTTGCAGCTCAACCACTAAGTCCTTCGCCTGGTGGTCCGCCAACTTCAAATCCAAACTCGCCACTCAACAACCCCAATGCGCCTATTAATGCACGACCAAATATAGTACCATTCGGTCAACTTCCTAAATAAGGTGCAATTATGGATGTACAGATGCCCGATGGAACGATTGTTTCCGGCGTTCCAGATGACATTACACAGACAGAACTTATAAAGCGTTATTATCGTTATACCGCTCCGTCTGAGGCTACGCCAGAAGAAACAGATAAGTTAGTCAATCGTCAATTGGGTTTGGCTGGTTTGCTCCAGCCCCAGGCCGCTCCAGTCGCACAGCCTTCTGTGCCTGCCGCCGCCCAATCCGCTTCGCCAGCAGAAAAACCGTGGTGGGCTCCATTTGCAGAATCAGCCACAGGGGAGGCTGAATTAGGTAAACAAGTTGGTCCAAAGGTTTTGGGTGGAAATCTTGCGCAAGATATATTTGCAGCAGGACAAGCTACGCCCACTTACGCTAAAGCTGCAACACAGGCTTTAGTTGGCGGCAACAAACCAGAAGATTTAACATCGCAAACGGATTGGCAGCATGATGCTATTGCAGAGGCCAGAGAGCTCTCAAAGAAAAACGCAAAAGATCCAAGTTTACAAGATGAATATATCTTAGGAATTACCCGTCAAAAAGTCAGAGAGTTGCCTCAGAATGCAATGTTCTCGGTACTTTCTATGGGTGCCGGATTGGCTGCTGGTGCGGTGGGCATGGTTACCGGCCCAGTTGGTGGATATGCCGCGGGTACAGCTGCGTCTGGTCTGGCTGCTTACCGCATGGATACCAATGGTTTTCTACGAGACATTAGAGAAAATCTTGATGATGCTTCTGTAAAGGCTACAGGAAAGCCTCTAACAGATAAGCAATGGCTGGACTATGCCAAGCAATATAACGATCTAGTTCAAGAACATGGCCTTTGGGAGGCGGTTCCAGAAGCACTTGGTAATGCTTTGGGTGCAAAATTAGGTAGCGTTATATTTAAAGAGGCCGGAAAAGGTCTCATGGGTACGCTCAAGTCTTTTGGCGCATCTGCTCTTGAATTTGGTACAGAGCTTGGCACCGAAACCGTTACTCAGACTGGTCAACATAACGTTGAAGTTGATGCGGGACTTAGCAATCAACCCAAACGTTCATTTACAGATATGGGTGATATTGCCAAATCTGCCAAAGAAGTTTTGCCTGATGTTATGTTGATGTCGGGGATTATGGCTGGTGGGGCTCATATTGCTGGTAAAGTTTACGACAACACAGACTATGGCAGAAACAAGCAAATTGCTGACGCCATTAAAGAAGATGTAAAGTCTGGCAATTTTTCTCCAGAGAAAATAAAACGAGAAGCCATAGCTAGACTTGATCCCAATTCTTACAATCAAGAATTGATTCAGCCAGAAGAGACTGTTGATCGCAATAAAAAGTTGCCTGTTGCTATTGCACCTCCAGAGCAGCCGCCGCAAGAACAGCAACCACAGGAGCAACAAGTTGCGGCGCCATCTGAGAGTCAAGATACTCAGGCTATGTTGGATGAGCTGAGTGGTAAAAACATCGAGGAAGCTCCTGTTGAAAACCAAAAAGCATTTGATACTCAGCTTGAGCAATTTCAACTTAGAGCTGACCGCAATCAATTGTTAGAAGAGGCTAATTTAATTCGTAAAGAAGATGAAAGCAAAGGCAAGACCGTTGCCGACAATCCCTTGCATGTTGCAATTAGTTCTTTGATAAACCCAATGGCAAGATCAAAAGAGGGAATACAGCAAGCATACAATTTTGGTGTAGAAAACAATCGTCCGGATATAGTTAGGGTTGCTGAAAGCATGGGTGCCGAAAAAGAAGCTCCTGCACCTAAAGTTAAAGCGCCCAAAGTTGAAGAGCCAATCGCTACAGCACCAAAGTTGCCACCCAATGTTGAGCAAGTGGCCAATATTCCTATGGGTGAAAACACGGAATATCACGTTTTAAAAACACCTACAGGTTATACAGCCAACATGTTTGATGCTGATGCAGGCAAGTATATTCCTGGTTCTGCAAGGATGTTCTCCAATAAGACGTTTGGCGATGAGGCGCAGGCAAACGCTTTGAATTTCGTTAGAGAACAAGCTGTTAAAGCACATAAGTTTAACGAGCCCGCTCCTACAGAGAGGCCTGCCGAAGTCAAAAAAGAAGAACCAACCGCTCCAAAAGTTGAAGAGAAGTTGCCGTCAGAAGAACCCAAGGCGGAAGAAGAAAAGCCAACTGCCGCTATAGAACCAAAAATTAAAGTTGGCAAGTCGAAGTTAACCCCGGCGCCCATATTAGAAAAACTTGCGCAACCCGCGGTTGATGGTATCAATAGGTCAAATGATTTGGTTAATCAATTAACTGAGTCCATGCCAGCGGCAAAAGATCCGGATGCACATCAAAAAGCAATTGATGATTTAAATAGCACCGCAGATATATTAAAAGACAAAGGTCAGATTGCTGTTAATGAGATGGCCAGGAACAACAAGAAGACGCCTGGTGAGCAAAATAGGGCCATACAAAAAGCCAATGCTGAATTGAAAAAGGCTTTGATTGAACACGATAAATCAATAAAGGCCGCAAAGAAACTAATTACTCCAACAAAAACTAGAGTTAAAAAAACTCCACCCCCTCTAGAGTTGACAAATAAAACCGAAGATGAGTTGTATCTTGAAAAACTCAACAAGGATTTAGAATATGCTGAGATGGCCAGAAGACGAGTTAAAACAACAGGCTTATTTGGCGCCTTGAGACAAAAATTAAAAGCATCAGAAGTCAACGACATTTCTCCGGATACAAAATACACTCAACTTAAAAACAAAAATGGCGGGGCTGATTTAGCTGATATTGTTTCATCTGGCGATCTTGATGAATATTTGCCATACGGAATGCGGCACGATCATCCAAATTTTGATGACAAACAATCTTCTGAATACATCAAAGAAAAATTGCGCGAAGATCCGCCCAATTACATGACGTATGATGCCGAGAGAGAAATAGAAAAAATCACCGGCGAAATAGAAGATTTGCGCGGTAACATCAAAGAGTTAGAAGATCAAATCAAAGAACAACTGGAGTTAAAAGATGTCAACCTCCTCCTCGAAGAAGCATTTAATGAGCAAAGAGAAGCTGACCTCGCTGATACGGTCATTGAGCCCGAAGACGAGAATAGAGTTTTTGAGCCAAGTAAAGCGCAACTGGAACTTACCGGTCAAACACCCGATGAAGTCAGAGCAGCAGAACGCGCCAAGGAAGACCGATTAAAAGCCGAAAAAGAAGCGGAAGCTAAAGCCAAGGCCGATGAAGGCGTTGGCGAGTTTACTTTGACAGGAAGTAATCGTCCTGCCGACATTGCCGCCGCCAAAGGCCAAGAGGATTTGTTTGGTGAGGCGCCAGAACAAAGAGCTCTATCCAATATCAAACAAGATATGGTTCGCTTTGCATCAGGCATGAGTGGTGTTAGCGATTTAGAGTCAGGCGTAAAGGCTCGAGGAAGCCATCAGAACCACGGAATAGGAGTGGATGTAGGGTTACTATCAAACAATGCGATAGACTCTCTTGCGCACGCTATTTTGAACATGAATGTTCCGGTCTTTATTGACTCTGGTGCTTTCAGTAACTTCAGGCAAAACCTTAAGGGCAATGGACCCAAGCCCCTTGACTTTAATAAAATTCTTGCAAAGTACGATCAGATTACTGAAGCAATTCATAATTTGAACGAAGATGAAAAAACGGATTATCCCCGTCCAATCATTGTCATGCCAGACATTGTTGGTGATCAAGCTGGGTCGTTAGCTTTAATTGATAAACATAAAGACTGGATCATTCCAGAAATCAAGGGCAATATTACTCAGCCAATGATTCCCATTCAAAATGGAGCATTGACGCTATCGCAGGCTTACGATCATGTTGTCAAGACCCTGGGTACAGATGACTTTATTGTTGGCGTTCCATCTAATGCAGAGGCTATCACAAGAGATCAATTGGCTGACTTCTTGCGTGAGTCAAAGCCAAAGAAGATTCACTTTCTCGGCGCAGCATCTGACTACAAGCTCAATCCTTTATTAAACATTGTTGCTAACGAGTCACCCAATACGCAGGTTACAGCCGATGCCAGCAAAGTGCGTTCTGCTATTTTGGATGGCGTATCTAAAGGCAAAACCAGAGAGCAGGCAATCATTGATGCTCTCGCAGAAGAAGACGATCCTGGTGTTTTGTTGGCCAAGTTTGGTCCACAAATTACAGACGAGTCCAACATCATTGATGGGACGGATTTGGTTAAAGAGGTTGGTAACGAAGAACAATTGTTATTGATTGCCGATGAATCCAACAAGTTGACTGCCAATGAAAAAGCTGTGCTCGAGGAGGAGTACGGCGCCAAGCATGGCTCAAATGAATTTTTAGAGCGCCTGCATAACGATGTATTTAACTTCATCACGCAGGGCGCAAAGGCCATCAAGAACAGGATTCGCCCTATCATCAATAAGATTGCAAACAGCTTGCTATCTGTTGCAATGGTGCTCAATCCCAACTTCATTACCAAACCAGAGATCATTGCGGTTCCTCAATATGAGACGCGCATTGAAACCGTCTATGCTGAAGTCCCCGCGGACGCAAAGGCAAAGATGTCTCCAGCAGCACAACAGATCTATAGCGTCGTTTATCCAACTCTAAAAGAAGAGTTGATGAAGAACAATAAATTCTTTATCGTGACCGACAAGCCGATGGCTAGAAACTTTATCTTCAATCCCGATGGATCTCTCCTGTTGGATAAGAAGGTATTGTTGTCCAAGAGCATGGGTGATTTCTTGCCATCCGGATCTAATGAAATAGATGCCAACAAGATCACGCCTGCTGGGCTATATAACCTGGGTTTGAGGGATGCATCCCGCTCTAAGGGTGAGGCCGAGACTGCCGGTGAATATGATTACGGCAAAGTGTTTGTAATCGAACACGCCGGTGAAGGCCGTCATGGCCCTTACTCCATGACCATCATGCATTCCGTATGGACGCATGAGTCTGACGCCGCACAACGTCTGGCGGCCCTAAAGACAGAACGCCCTGACGTTTCTAGGTTTTCGTTTGGCTGTATCAATGTAGATAAGGCAACGTTTGGTGACTTGGTTAAGAATCATCTATCTCAGATGGATGGCGCCAAGCTCTTTATCGTTCCCGATAGTGCAACAAATGCGATGGACTTTGTCAACGGGAAGGCAACCTATCGTGATGACATGATGCGCCAACGCGTTGAGCCACTTACAAAAGAAATCAAGACGCCAATTAAAGAGGCTAAAAAGCCAAGTGAAGAACAGATCGCCGCAAAGGAAGAGGAGTATCAAATTCCTCTTAATGCTGCCGTTCGTAATTTCAACATGCCAATCTACCCTGGTGCTCAAACCACAATGGAGATTGATAGAAAGAACGCCGTACAGGAATATGCCAAAGTAAACCAACGTCGTGCTTACGTCTTGAAAGAAGTGGCCAAGCAGGGCTCTAATCTTTCGTTGCAGCAAGAGCTCACAAACTTAAATGCGCTTGCGAAAAACCTTAAAGATTATATTGAGGACACCAAAGATGAAGCCCGTACTGCGGGGGACTTTGACACATATGCTCGGCAGCTTTTAAACAATTACGAAAAAGCAAAAAGAAATGGATTGCCTGAAGAAGGTATTGCAAAAGAAGTCTATGACGTCATTCATGCTGCATACGAAAAAGCACCATTCTTACTCGAGGGACTAAAGCTCTCTGTCATCCAATCTAAAGATATATTCAATAGCACATTGGGTGAGTTTGATCTTGCTGAACAAATTGTTAAGTTATATAAAAAAACCGCAGGCGTGATAAAGGCTGAAATCGTTCGGCATGAGTTGGCCCACGCAATGGAACAAATGATGAGCCCCGCGGCCAAGGTTGCTTTGATTGAGGCTTGGGAAAGAGATTTCAAGGCAACCGTCAAAAAGAGTCAAAATCCTCAAGCAAAAAATTATATCCAGGCGGTTGAGGTGTTCTTTGCAAATCCTAGTCATGCAACATATGACGCCGCTGTTGCTGCAATACCTACAGTTCCAAAAACCGGCAACAAAGAAAAGGATCGTGAAGAGTTTAATAACTGGTATCAATTCTTAACCCCATCAGAGTATTGGGCTGTCAATGCCGAGAAGTTGATGCACAAGAAGTTAGGTTCTGGATGGGATCGTTTTGTGCTTGCAATGCGCCGCCTGTTCGAAGGACTCAAAAAGGTTATTGGAGTTAATCACAAGTCAGAAGTCTATAAAGTATTTAACGATATATTCAGTCGCAAGCCCAACGAAAGAATAGGCCAGTCTATAGCCAGTGTTGCCGCCGGTATTGGTGTTAGTTTAAAATCCCAAGGCCAAATGTTCCCGCCGGCTCCTCAATCGCAACAAGTTGCACCCTTGAGCCCACAAGGCCGACAAGGCAACATGTTCCCGCCCGGTCCCCCGAGCAAGAGGAATGTGTTTGGCGGACCTGCGCCGCAGAAGACCTGGGATCTTGCGCCCGAGACCAAACTTGGCAATCTAATCAACACGCTTGACTATAAAATTGCAGACAAGCACGTTGATACAAGGCAAGTCCAAGCCGCGATTACCAAAAATGTTGGCCTGATTGATGACGCGTTTGATGCGTACATGAAGGAGGAGTTGTATCATGGCAGGACGGCCAATGAAATCAAAGACTTTCTTAAAAATGAATTAAGTCCAATCATCAAGGATTTAATAGGCGCTAAACTTACAATTGACGATCTTGAGCAGTATATGCATAACCGTCATGCCGAAGAGCGTAATGATGCAATTGCACAAATCAATCCCAGGTTTGCAGACGTTGATAACGAGCCGGGTTCTGGTATTGGCACTCAGGCGGCCAGAGATTACTTTAAGAATCTTGATCCAACAAAAGCGGCCGAGCTTGCAAAGATTGCCGCCAAAGTAGACGACATTATTAAAGGCACGCAAAAGATTCTTGTTGACCGCGGCCTAGAAACTCAAGAAACAATTGACAATTGGAATAGAGCTTATAAGCATTACATTCCACTCATGAGGGATCAGGAAGAGCTTGATTTCATGCATCATGGGGCCGGTTTGGGCAAAGGCTTTCAGGTCAAAGGAAGCGCATCGAAGCGTGCCTATGGGTCATCAAAGTCTGTGGTAGATATTCTTGCCAACATAGCCATTCAACGCGAGAGTGCCATCATTCGATCTGAGAAAGCTCGAATTGGTCGTGCGCTATACGGCCTGGCATTAAAGAACCCAAATCCAGACTTTTGGCTACCAGTCAATCCCGATGCAGTAAAAAACAAAGCGGCCTTGTATCAAGAGCTTGTCTCGATGGGTCTGCCCATCTCTACTGCACAGAATTTCATCCAAGAGCCAAAGACCCCCAGCCTTGATCCCTTAACCGGACAGGTTCGTTATACCATTAATGCAGGCCTCAGAAGCAGTCCCAATGTATTCCCTGTCAGGATCAACGGTAAAGATCGATACATATTCTTTAATACAAAGGATCCCAAAGCCATCAGAATGGCGCAGGCGATGTCAAACTTGGACGCCCAGACCTTGGGTGGCCTGCTGGGCACAACGGCAATGATGACGCGTTGGTTTGCCTCTGTTAATACACAATTTAATCCTGTGTTTGGTGTTATTAACTTTGCGCGCGATGCTCAAGGCGCCGCATTTAATTTGACCAACACTCCATTGGCTGGCAAGCAAAAAGAAGTTGCTCGCCATGTATTTTCTGCAATGTTTGCCATCATTCAAAATGAGAGGGCGGCCAGGAAAAACCAAACAGTCACAGGACCCTATGTTGCTCTTTATGATCGGTTCCGCAGGGCTGGTGGCACAACTGGATTTAGAGAGTCGTTTGCAAAAGGAAACTTCAGCGGCAAAGATACAACAATTGTTGAAAGATTGTGGGCTGACGAGACTCAAAGAGGCGCCATGAAAAAAGCACGCTATTTGTTTGATATGTTGTCAGACTATAACGAAGCAATGGAAAACGCTGTTCGTCTATCTGTATTCAAAGTCGCCCTTGATAATAATTTAAGCGAAGAACGTGCAGCCAGTTTGGCTAAAAACATCACCATTAACTTCAACCGCAAAGGTCAATCCAGTCCTCTTTTACAAGCTTTGTATGCATTCTTTAATCCAGCTGTACAGGGCACAATTCTTGTCGGAAAAACGCTAAAAGGCCCGGCAGGAAGAAAGATTGTTGCGGGCGGTCTTACCATTGGCGTTCTCCAAGCCTTGTGGATGGCGGCGGCTGGGTTTGATGCAGATGAACCCCCAGACTATGTTCGCGATAAAAACTTCATTATTCCAATTGGCAATAAAAAGTATTTAACGTTACCAATGCCTCCTGGATATAACGTTGTGCCTGGCGTTGCAAGGATTGCTACCGAATATGTTCTTGGTAAAAATCATTTAATCAGCGGTGGAAAACCATTGACTGATGCGGCAACACAGGTGCTCACTTTATTTGCAGATGCATTTAACCCATTGGGTGGCGGTTCTTTATTGCAAATGGTTTCTCCAACTGTTCTTGATCCCATCGCGGCTACAGCCACGAATAAAGATGCGTTTGGACGGCCAATCTATAAAGAAGACACCGCTCTTAAACCTACACCTGGGTTTATGAGGAGCAGGGAAAATGCAACGCAAGTTAGCCAATGGATTGCTGAGTTCTTAAACTATGTCAGCTCACCTCCAGGTACGCACTTCACAAAAGGCCACATCAGCCCAACAGCAGATGAGCTTGATTATTATGCTGGTCAAGTTGGTGGAGGAGCTGCACGCGAGGTAATTAAAGGCGCAGAAACAGTTAAGTCATGGTTCACAAGTGAATCTCAGCCAAGTTACAGGATTCCGCTTGTTGGCCGTTTCTATGGTGATGCAAAAAGCGCGGCAGCCATTCAAGACAAGTTCTATAACAATGTTACATTGATGAACAAGTATGCAAATGAAGTCAAGAACATTGAGGCCGCCGGACAAGACCCAACTAAGTTTTATAAACAATATCCTGCGGCAATTCTTGCTGACGAAGTTAATAGTTACTATAACGACGTCAACAAAATGAACCAAGATAAAAAAGAAATGCTCCAAGCGAAGGTACCTATAAAAGATATACGCGCGCTTGAAGCAGCCAAAACTCAAACAATGAAACAGTTTAACGATGAGATTGCGCAGGTGCAGAAACAGAGATAAGTCCTCTCTCAAAGAGTTGGCCTATCGTTTTGCGATGGGCGGCTTCGAACAAGTCAATCCTTTCCTGTTTAGATAAGTCTTTGCCTTGGTCTAATTCCATATGGCACCTGTAGCAGAGTGACGCAACCCGATAATCGTGAGCTTTCAGGCCGCGTCCTTTGCCGTCTCGCAGTTGATTAGAATGAGCCGCCACAACAGTCCCATCACTGATGCCACAATGCTGACAAGGCAGCTCGCGACAGGCGTTTAGTAGCGGTCTATTCCTGTACATTCTTTTTCCTTTTCTTGAGTGCCACAATCCCTTCTTGGGGGTCTAGCTCATCGAGCAAAGCATCAGCCAAGCGAACACATGTTTTCGCAACACGAGCGGCCTCTTGCACAGCAAACTCTTCATTCTCGATGGGCGTGTAGTATGCCAGTCTGCTCAAAGCAAACATAGACGCTAGTGCTCGAAAGTTTTCGCGGTCTTCCATTAATGCATCTCCGATTGGGCGTCTGCTAAAACGTCCTTGTAAATATTTCTGATGAGATTCATGGCGTCGTCTTCCGGCACATTGCAATGAATACACAGGCTACAAAATAACCCAGCAAAAGCCAATAAGACTTCTGTTGGGTTTTCTTCTATCTCATCGTTAAGCGCATGAGATATGGCAATGGCTATTCTTTGAGCCGTCTTCACTTGTGCAACCTCTTGATGTTTCGCTCGAGTACTTCTTTAAGGAAGTCCCCGCCCGCCATCTTGAGTTCCTTGTTGTTTTTGACGACCCTTGTAGCATCCATCAAGCCTTTGTTGTAACCTGCTTTAAACTGGTCATTGCCATCCATAATCATGCAGATCGCATCTCGAACCATGCTGGAAGCCTTGCGCTCCTTGGCCAGTTCTTTGATTTGATCGTAGTACTCTGGCGGCAGGTACACGCTGTACGGGATTAGTTTCACTCTTTTCTCCAGTGCTCAAAACTTGAGCGCAATTGGTTGAATAAAGATCTTGCCTCAACATTTGTCTTGAGCTCCTTGCGGGACTCAATGTCAAGGTAGGAACAAAGCCACTCTGCACAAGCGGCTTCGTTTCTCTCCATCAACCATTCTTTTTTGTTGAGCCAATCCCAAAACTCCTTGTCTCTGCACAACATTCCTGCGATCTTCACCGCCATGTCGCCAGGGAATTCGTCTTCCCGAGATAGTGGCATCTCATCATCGCCAATCCTGACCATCACAACAACATACCGAGAGCCAATAAAGTCTCTCATCAAGTCGTCTGGCAGGTCGTCCGGGTGAACAGCCAAAGTGAGTATGTACCCATCTTTGGACTGCTTCAAGGACGTTTTAATTGCTTCGAACTGGATTGGTTCTGTCAATTCTTTTCTCCAAGTATTCAATAACTGCCATCTTGTCGAGGATTTCACCCCTCAACTCTCTGATGTAATCTTGTAATGATTCAATTTGTTTTTCCTGTGACTGCATTGTTTCTTTAAGAATCTTTGCGGTACGCTGGGAAACATTAATTGTCCCAGGGGTCTGCGACTGGGGTTTGCTGCTTTTTCTCATAAGTATTTACCTTTATTGAAACCATGTGATTGCCTTCTTTGTCCTTCCTCTTCCAGCCGTCAAGTTTGATCTTGACTTCGCCGCCATCGGACTTCTCGATCAAACTCAGGAGCAAGTCCTTTTCGATCTCGATATACCCATTGAAATGGGGTGACTTTTCGTTGAACATTTTTTTAGCGGTGAACAACGTTCCGCTGTTTGGGTAATCTGCACTCACTTGAATGACTCCTTTTTAGCCTTGAACAAATCCAACAATTCGGCAAATTCCGTTGGATAACTCTTTTTTAAATCCTCATAGACGGCTTTATTAACGCGGTAGATACTCTGCACGTCCTCGGCTGATTTCGTGAGCTCTACGGCCATTTTGGTGGCTTCTATGGTGGATTCTTTCCACTCTGCTGTTCCAATCGGGTCGGTAACCTTGATCTTCCACTCAACCATCATGTTTTCACCAACGCCAATCTCTTTCAGTCCGGAGAATTCGTTGGAGTCTTTGTGTAGGGTGGGCTTGGGATTCTCAACCTTGTAATCCTTTTTCTTGGGCGCAACATGTTGCGGTTCAACTGGAGGGGCTGAATCGATAGGGTCATTCTCAACGAGCTCCATCGCCGTCATCCACAGATACCTACGCTGATAAGTCTCAACAGCTCCCAGGTTCTGTATTTCGTGCGCTCCCTTGAGGGATGCTGAGGCCATCGGGGACTGGATGATCACCATCGTGCCGTCATCCACGTCTGTAATGGTTAGGGTGGCGAAGTCTGTCCCGTAGGATACGACTCCACAGAGCCCTACTTTCTCGAAAATAAGCTGTACGGCAGGCAGAAAGTCTCCGAGTTCGAAGTATTTGTAGCCTGCAAAACTGTTTTTTCCGGTCTTTTCTAGTTTAGCAAGCAGAAGTTGGCACCTCGCCTGCATTAGTTTTTTGTGGACTGTCATTCTTTTTCCTGTAGATATTTTTGATATTGACTGCAAAACTTATTCACTTGACAGAATGTTTCGCAACGCGTTCTTTCGCCGGGTCGGGTCACGACATCAGCTTTTCCTTTGATCGTTGCAAGAGCGTTTAGTGCATCCTGAACGTTGTCATGCACGCTTGTGGCGCGCTTATTACCGTCTTTCATAACAGCATAACTGGTTGGCTTCTCCCACATCTGCTCTGGAGTACAAGGGGGTAAGTCACCGCCCATCTCGACTTCCATCTCAGCGTTGGAGTGTTCCTTGATCTTCTCGATGATGAATGCTTCTCTGACCTCAAAAGGCCATAGATGGATCGGTATGACCTTAATCGGGGCATCGGGGTATCCTTGCCTAGACTCAGCATCTCGGCGGCTCCAATCGCGAATAATGGCCACAATCTCTACCTTTTTGACGGGCAGCTGCTTGACCTTTTCGACAAGCCAAGCATAGATGTTTAGCTGTAGTTCCCAGTCGATCTTTTCATTCATGACCGCCCAAGCACCAGTGGTCTTGTAGTCGTTGATCGTTACAGACCCGTCTTCGTTGATGATCTGTAGGTCGATAGCGCCGGATATCTTCCATCCCTCGATGGTGGTGGTGATCCGCTCCTCTACGACATGGTTATCTGCTTTGCCATGCTCTAGAATACCGTGGATGGCTGTGCCAAAGATCGACCAAACGTTTTCGGTAACGTCACTTTCGAGCTCATCTAGGTGGGCTTTGCGCAGCTGTACAAGCCTGGGGGCTGTGATCAGCTCGGTAGCAGATAGATTCGCCTGACCTTTGCTGTAGGTCGGACGCTTCATGATGTTGACGAAAGTCTCGGGAAGGTTGAATTTATTCGTTATCTTCATGTCTGACTTCCATCATTGCGTTTGCAAATTTATAAGCCACGCGAGCAGCTGAGTATTCGTTAACTGCCTCGCCATTGGCTATTAGTCCTTGAAGGGCTTGGGCTGCAAAGTAATCCAGCAGGCTCATACCGGCCTGCTCTGTGTTGTTTGGGTTTGGGAATGCGTTCACGGTTTCTCCTGTAGAATGGTTGGTTGGGCCATACAGTGTATTAAATTAATTCATGTCTTGCAAGGGATTTTATGGCAACGTCAACAACACAATTAAGTCTCAAGCACATGAGGGAGAGAGGGTTTTATGCAGAAGTCGTTGAAAGATATAACTTTTTTACCAAGCGAAAGAATGATTTTGCTGGTTTCATTGACATACTTTGCCTGTCAGAAGGCGTGGTCATGGGGGTGCAAACTACTTCGTATGGCAACGTTAGCAGTAGGGTTAATAAGATCAAGACGCACGATAATTACCCAGTTGTTGTCTCGGCAGGGATAAAGATTGAGGTGCATGGTTGGCGAAAAGTAAATAATCGTTGGCAAGTCAGAATTGTTGAGTTATGATGCAGTTTTCCGGTAGTTGCTACTCCTTTTGGGGTTTTACCCGTCCTGAGTGGCGGGTTTTTTTTCATCAAGAAGTGTAGAGATTGAGTGGGAAGAAGTCGGTCAACGGTGCGCTGAACGCTTGGAGTCTGGCCAGTAATCTAGCGTTAACACTTTCATCCCGATGCTCCACGGAGGTCATGGCTCCAATCAGTCTCTACTCTTGTTGGTGTAGTGCGATAGACGAAGGACGCTTACCGTTGGGATCGCAACGGCGCACGGGAGAATGGACATCCCACGAAATCCAAACCTCGCCAACAACTAACACGCATGGGGATTGGAGTGGGCCATCCCGCATCTTACCCTTCCAAGTAATTGGATAAACGCACGAAGTCGCAAGACGGGGCGTAGATGTGCAATCCCCAGCCGTGTTGGTAATCCTGTAAAGGCGATGCATAGCCGTGGGACATATTCCCTCTTTAAGTGTGCAGGGTAGTGCCAACAAACTATTGCATAAATAATTATTTTTGATATACTACGCGCATCAACGGCTTGGTAACCCGTTGTAGTTCTACAAAACGCCCCGAACCCTTACAGAAGGAGCGGGCTTTGTCAAAGCTAAGATGTCCTGTTGTAGCAGGCTCTTATGCGGCAACCAAGCCTAAAGCTCGTATCTTTCTGTAAGGGTTTTTTGCTTTTTGCTCTACCCGTACTCCGCACGTTAGCAAGCTCCTGTATGGGAGGCGCGGAAGAAAACACGCGTATCAGCAAGACCAACTGATGCGTTCTAGACTTGTTCAGGTACTAGAGCAGACATAAGTGATATGTGACCCAGCTTTGCACTTATCTCGATGAATGAATCACTTCGGTGGATCGTCCAGTAATGGCCGGTCGTTAGCCAAAAAGCGGACAGAAGCGCCCTTTTGGTGGACACAGTGACCTACAGCGCTCTCGAGGGGCCCCCCAGTCACCCGGCATAGCTATGTCTAAAGCCGTTTTGTCTATTAGGGAAAACACCTAGAGACGCATACTTGCCTTCCGTCCAAAATCACCACCTCACAAAGGAGCTTTATGGACAACCCAACCACTAGACAATACCCAAGAACGCTCAACGAAGCGTTTCCACGCACGATGGAGTACGGTGCCTGCATCTACAAGTACCCTCGCCAGTTCCGTTATTCCAAGACCGTCATTAACGTTTGCTTGGCTATGTTTGTTGCAATTATTGTGAGGAATGTATGCATCCTTTTATAAATCTATTGGTAGAGCTTCACAACCACATTGATGAGATCAACAAGTTGATGGAGAAAATCGCAACCGAGTATGCCTATATGGTGAAGAGGAACGAAGAGCTGGAGAAAAAGATTTTTTGGTTGGAGAACAACGATGCGTGAAGGATTGAATACGATTGCCCAGCCGGCTTTTTTTCTGAGGGGAATCACATACCTCCCAATCTACGGAAGACCGACCTCAAAACGCTGCTGGATCGATCCGGCCAAGAATCTGTACACAACTCTCGAACTGGTAGATGCCGGAGCCCAGATGGTCATGGTGGAGCTGTGGGAGCGAGTTTGGCTCACTGAAATAGCCAACCAAAAGCCTGGCGCCTCTCTTGGTGAAATAAAAAATTTCTACCAAAAACACTTTGGAATGCTATGACTAATTCATTGATATGGGCTTTAGCTCTTGGCGGTGCAGTAGCTGTATTCATTGTGGCCTGCGTGCTTGCGTGGGCATTCATTCAGGAGCATAAAGATGACTAAAGAAGAATTACTTGACCGACTTGCATTTGAAGTGCTTAAGATTTTCCCTCAGTCCCCCCGTGATGCATATGGCATTGCAGAATACATGATAGAACGCAGACAAGAAATTATTAACAGATGGGCTTTGCGTAAAGCTGTGATTGATGATGGGATTGAACATCTTAATTTGACCGTGCGTTCTGAGCGTTGTCTAAAAGCGGACGATATTTTTACCATCACACAATTAACTAATTGCACTGAGCTACGTTTGCTTAGAACTCCAAATTTGGGTCGCAAAAGCATAAAAGAAATTATCGAGCGGTTAGATGAAAAAGGTTTGAAGTTAAGGGGACAAGAATGACAAACATGGAAATACTACAACTTGCAGATCAATGCGGGGTTATAGCAGTTACCAAACATGAATGGGATGGTAAACGATTTAACCATACCGATGATTATTTGGACGGTGATGGAGCGGGTTTGGTTATTTTTGCGAAGGCAATAGCAGAAAAAGAACGTGAGGCGTGTGCTGAAATTTGTGATGGTTTTTACTTATCATGGATAGACATACAAGGTAGATATGAATTCATGGGTGAGGGAGCAAGCGAATGTGCTGGTGCAATCAGAGCAAGGAAATAATAATGACTAAAGAAGAAATTGATTATTTTTTAATACAAGAACATTTTGTAAAACTTTGTAGATGGATAGCAGAACTAGAGCGTGAAGCGTGCGCAAAGATTTGTGATAAATATGCGCTAGAAGATGAGAATTGGGCAGGCGGTTGTGCTTTTGCTATTCGTAAAAGGGGAAAAAATGACTAAAGAAGAAATTTTAAAGATAGCACAAGAATGCAATTTATTAGGAATGCGTCCACATCTTGATGGTATTTATTCTGAATCACTTGAAGCCTTTGCCAAACTTATTGCAGAAAAAGAACGTGAGGCGTGTGCTGAAATTTGTGATGGTTTTTACTTATCATGGATAGACATACAAGGTAGATATGAATTCATGGGTGAGGGAGCAAGCGAATGTGCTGGTGCAATCCGAGCAAGGGGACAAGAATGATTCAACCCTCATTACACATTGATATCGTGATGGATAGTGATACGGTTTATGCAATTGCTTTTGTGATTATTGCAATTGTTATTGCATTGGCTTGGAATGTAAGGAATAAGAATGACTAAAGATGAAGCATTACGCCTTGCATTAGAGGCGTTGGAATCAACTGGTGAAAACGATGGATACCACGGAGTAGATCAATATTTTGACAATGTATTGGTGGACAAAGCCATTACTGCATTACGTCTTGCTATTGATGTGGAAAGCATGGCATCTAAATCTACTTATAAAGAACAACTAGAAACAAAAGATGAGCCTGTGGCGTGGATGAACAGACACGGTGCTTGTAAGACTTCTTTGTTTATAGAGATGGAAGCTGGCGCAAAAGAAGAATACACCATTCCTGTTTACACCCATCCTAAAGAATGGGTAGGACTGAAAGATGACGATGAAATTCCTTGGGATGGGGTCGATGCCAAGTCTTTTGCCAGAGCCATTGAAGCCAAATTAAAGGAAAAGAACACATGAGCATGGAAGATTACAACTTTACCAAAGCCCGTGAAGCATGGAGCAACACACGCCCTTGGTACACCATTGATGAGTTAAATGCGTGGGCTGACAAGTACCAAAATCAACAGTGGCATAAAGCCGCAATCAGGCTTGGAGAAGAATTAGCATCTGTTGGGCCTGTTGGTTATTACGATATGGATGCAAAAGAATGGCTTGATTGGGCTATTTCAACTCTACAAACTCGCACATGGGTAGGACTGATAGATGAGGAAATAGATCAAGGTTTACTGCGATCTCCTTATGCTTTGCAGAGTGCTGGAGCGTGGCGAGATGGTGTTGCATGGGCAATACAACAATTAAAGGATAAAAATAATGTTTAATGATCTAGAAAGCCATTACCAAGTCCAAGAATCAAAGATCATCAATCATCCTGCATATTGGGAACCTGTATTGATGACAAGATATGGATGGGCTAAACGAGGGCATGAAACGAATTGGTACGAAACAAAGATTGAACCAATTAAAAC